GTGCTAGTCAAACAGGCACTATAACAAACAACACAAAATATGTTTTAAACTTCGGACAGGCAGGTCAAGTAGGGATTACAGGTTCACAAGGACCTACGGGTTCACAAGGACCGACAGGTGGAACAGGACCTACAGGGCCACAAGGTCCAATAGGAAATACCGGACCTACAGGTGGAACAGGTCCAACAGGACCTACTGGTGCTAATTCTACGGTTGCAGGTCCGACAGGACCAACTGGCCCTACAGGACCACAAGGCTCTACCGGACCCGATGGGCCGCAAGGTCCACAAGGCACAACAGGTAATACTGGACCGCAAGGTCCTACGGGAACGCAAGGTCCGACAGGTCCTCAAGGTAATACTGGTTCTACAGGGTCTACAGGTCCAACAGGACCGGATGGTAATTTTGGTGGTGCTTCATTTAAGTATGATTTTGATACTGCTAATGGTATAGCAGACCCCGGCGCAGGTAAACTAAGATTAAATAACGGGACACAAAATGCCGCTACACATATTGTTATTGACGATACTGATTTAGACGGTAGCGATATTCAATCTTTTATGCGAACCATAGATGATTCTACTTCTACAATAAAAGGTCATGTAAAAATAAGTAATTTACTAGACGCTTCACAATTTATAATATTTACTATTTCTTCATTAAGTGAACAAACAGGTTTCTTTGATATAACAGTAAGTGGTATAGACTCTTCTGCTACATCCCCTTTTAGTGCGGGCGAAGATATTTTAGTTACTTTCGCAAGAACAGGAGACAAAGGAGATACAGGTCCGTCAGGGCCGACAGGTCCTACAGGACCACAGGGACCAACGGGCAGTCAAGGACCTATTGGGAATACAGGGCCAACAGGACCGGATGGGCCGGATGGACCTACAGGACCTCAAGGTGGGACAGGTTCACAAGGACCTACAGGTTCTACAGGTAGCACAGGCGCGGCAGGTCCACCCGGACCAAATGGCCCTACAGGTTCTCAAGGAGGCACAGGACCTACCGGACCTCAAGGAACACAAGGTAATACCGGACCTACAGGAACAGCAGCCGGGTTTGGAACGCCAACAGTTAGCACAGGAAACGCAGGTAGTAATGCTTCTATTTCTTCAAGCGGCCCCAATACATCAAAGGTATTCGCATTTACAATACCTAGAGGAAATACAGGTGCTACAGGACCACCCGGTCCTTCTGTTACAGGACCTACAGGCGCAAGTGGTCCTACAGGCCCGACTGGGCCAACCGGACCCGATGGAACAGCATCAGGTGTAGGAACTCCTACAGTATCTACTGGTCCTCTAGCAGTAACAGCAAGCGGCCCTGATACAGCAAAAGTTTTCGCATTTACAATTCCTAGTGGTGCTATAGGCCCTACTGGACCTCAAGGGTCCACAGGCCCGACTGGACCGACAGGCCCTAATGGTCCAACTGGTCCACCCGGACCTACTGGTAATGCGGGTCCAACTGGAAGTCAAGGTCCTACTGGACCTACTGGCGCAGACGGTAACTTTGGCGGTGCAACTTTTAAATATGATTTTTCTACAAACACAGCAGATAGCGACCCCGGTGCAGGTAAGATAAAACTAAACAACGCTACTCAATCATCTGCTACTAGAATCTATATAGATGACAGCGATTTAGACGGAACAGATATTCAATCATTCCTTCGGACAATAGATGATTCTACCTCTACTATAAAAGGACACGTTAAAATTAGTAACTTATTAGATTCAAGTCAATTTACTTTACACACTATTTCATCTTTATCAGAAGATTCAGGTTATTTTGATATAACAGTAACTACAATTGACTCTTCTGCTTCTGCACCGTTTACAAATGGTGAAGATGTAATGGTAACTTTTGCTAGAACAGGCGATAAAGGAGATACAGGTAACACAGGACCTACAGGACCGACAGGTTCTCAAGGACCTATTGGTAATACGGGACCGACAGGTCCTACTGGACCTACTGGTGGTAATGGACCCATTGGACCGGACGGACCTACTGGACCTTCCGGTAGCACAGGAAATACTGGACCTACGGGTAACACAGGTGGTTCAGGAACAGCAGCCGGATTCGGAACACCTACTATGGTTGCCGGACCTCTAGGCATTTCCTCTAGTGGGCCGGACACGGCTAAAATATTCGCATTTACGATTCCACCCGGAGGCACAGGGCCTACTGGCCCACCCGGTCCTAACGGGCCACCCGGACCTCAAGGAAATACAGGTAACACAGGGTCTACTGGACCTGCGGGAACAGCCGCCGGTTTTGGAACACCAACTGTTTCTGCCGGCCCACTTGCTATAAGTAGTAGCGGTCCTAATGCTACCAAAGTTTTCGCTTTTACTATCCCTGCCGGACCTACAGGTCCAGTTGGGCCAACCGGACCTACAGGGCCAACCGGACCAACCGGGCCAACAGGTAATACAGGTAATACAGGACCTACCGGAACTGCTGCCGGTTTCGGAACACCTACAGTATCTACTGGACCATTATCAATATCAAGTTCAGGTTCAGCAACCGCTAAGGTATTTGCCTTTACTATTCCTAGCGGCCCAACTGGTGCTGCCGGTCCTCCCGGCCCTACAGGGCCAACAGGTCCTACTGGGCCTACCGGAACAGCAGCAGGGTTCGGAACACCTACTGCTTCAACCGGACCTATCGCTGTTTCCTCTAGTGGTCCAAATACTGCTAAGGTATTTGCATTCACAATCCCGCAAGGTGCTACTGGACCAAGCGGGCCTCCGGGTCCTACTGGTCCGGCAGGGCCTCCGGGTTCTACAGGTCCTCAAGGCGCAGTTGGTCCGGGTGCAGGGTTTGGAACACCGACAGCATCAACAGGACCTATAGGAGTTTCTTCTAGTGGACCTAATACAGCAAAAATCTTTGCATTCACAATACCTGCGGGCGCAGTCGGACCTACAGGACCTCCCGGCCCTACGGGTCCAAATGGACCTGCCGGACCTCCGGGTTCAACGGGACCGACGGGACCAACGGGACCTACTGGCCCAACCGGACCTGATGGAGATGACGGACCTACTGGTCCTCCGGGTTCAACAGGTATCGCGGGACCTCCGGGTTCAACCGGACCTGCCGGTGCTGCGGCAGGGTTTGGAACACCTACGGCAAGCACAGGACCTATTGGTATAAGTGCAAGCGGTCCTTCTACGGCTAAAGTATTTGCCTTTACTATACCTGCGGGTGCTACTGGTCCGACAGGACCAACGGGTCCAACTGGGCCAACAGGACCACCGGGTTCTACTGGCACAACGGGTCCTACAGGTGCTACCGGACCGGGCGCAGGGTTTGGGACACCTAGTGTTTCATCAGGACCTCTTGCTATATCTTCATCAGGTCCTAACACAGCAAAAATATTTGCTTTTACTATACCTCCCGGCTCAACAGGTCCTACGGGTCCAACTGGTCCTCCGGGTACAGCAGCCGGATTTGGTACACCTACAGTTTCAACTGGAAGTGCGGGTTCTAACGCAAGCATTTCATCAAGCGGTCCAAATACAGCAAAAGTATTTGCCTTTACAATACCAAAAGGTGATACCGGAGATTCAGGACCTCCGGGTTCTAATGGGTCAGCCGGAGCAGCCGGAGGATTTGGAACACCAACTGTTGCATCAGGACCATTAGCAATTGCTAGTAGTGGACCTAATACAGCGAAAATATTTGCTTTTACTATACCGCCCGGAGCGACAGGTCCAACTGGACCTACAGGTCCTACCGGCCCTATTGGTCCGACAGGTCCACAAGGAACGGCAGCAGGGTTTGGAACACCAACGGTCGCTTCCGGTCCTTTAGCAATTGCTTCAAGCGGTCCGGCAACTGCGAAAGTGTTTGCCTTTACAATACCACCCGGCCCTTCAGGACCACCGGGTTCTAACGGTGCGGCAGGTGGATTCGGAACACCAACAATAGCAACAGGACCGGCAGGTTCTTCTGCATCTATATCATCAAGTGGACCTAACACAGCAAAGGTCTTTGCTTTTACTGTCCCGAAAGGTGATACAGGGTCTACAGGTCCTACCGGACCAACAGGTCCTACAGGTCCGGCGGGTCCACCCGGTCCTACGGGTCCAATAGGGCCGACAGGAAATGCCGGCGCAGCAGCAGGGTTTGGCACACCAACAGTAGGCTCAGGTCCTTTGGCTATTGCTTCAAGCGGCCCTAACGCAGCAAAGGTCTTTGCGTTTACTATACCACCCGGTTCAACTGGACCTACGGGTCCGCCCGGTTCAACAGGGCCACCCGGCTCTACAGGTGGCGCAGGTCCACCGGGACCTACGGGGCCTACGGGGCCTACAGGCGGTAGTGATGAACAAGTATTATTCAATGATAGTGGTTCATCAAGTGGTTCTGATAGATTAAAGTTTGACGGCCAAAGTTTGTATATAGGAACAGGGGTAAATTACCCTCGTTTAACAATAGCAGGTAATAATGGATTTATTTACTTTAAAGATAACTCTACTTCAAATCCGGCTTATCAAGCAACAGTCGGAGTTAATGGCGGCCAATTCCAAATAGGAGTAGGTTCAGGAAATAATCTTGCGTTAGGTATTCATCCTTCGGGTGGGTTTGCTTTAGGAACAGGAAATTACGGAACTGCCGGTCAAGTTCTTACTACACAAGGACAGAACACACTTCCAACTTGGACTACTATTAGTGGTGGTGCTACTTCTATTGGTGGTTTATCAGATGCAATTACTACTGCTACTTCTAACATAGGATTAGGTAGTGGTGCTTTAGATTCGCTAACAGCATCAAGCGGTAATTACAATGTCGCTTTAGGAATCAATGCAGGAACAACAGTTAGTACAGGAGATAGAAATATTTTAATTGGGTTTGAGGCAGGTAAGTTAATAAATACGGGTGGGGACCACGTTATGATAGGGCATACTGCGGGTGCGGCAATTACCAATCAAAACACAGGAGTCTTTGTTGGTTATCGGGCAGGTGTTAGTAGCACAGGTTATTCCGAGACAGTTGTAGGAAGCCAAGCCGGGACTAATGGAACAGGTTACAATACGGTTGTAGGTCATAATGCTATGACATCGGGAACAGGTTCAGCAAACACTTTCATCGGTTGGAATGCAGGTCAAGGGGTTGCTAGTAATGCGGCAAATCAAAACGTAGGAGTCGGTGCAGACAGTCTTAAAGATTTGACTACAGGAAGTTACAATCTTGCGGTCGGAAGAAAAGCAGGTCAAAACATTACTTCGGGTCAGAAAAATATTATACTTACTTCCAACGATGGTGCAAGTAGTTTGACAACAGGAAGTTACAATGTTCTCATAGGGGGTGCAGATGTTAGTAGTGCAACTGTCGGTCAATCATTAACCATATCAGATGGTTCGGGAACACTAAAATGGATTACAGCAGACAATGCCGGAGATGTAACTATACCTAGCGGTGGTCTAACAGTAGAACAAGAGTTTACTGCTAAAAGAGGTAGGATTTCTTCATTAGGAAGTAGTATTACATTAACAGATACTTATGCAGGTAGATATATTATAGTTAGTGGTACAGCAACATTAACATTACCTGCTAGTCCGGCTATAGGGGAACAATATATTATTATTAGCGACCATGCAGGTACTACTACAATAAGTGCTAATGGTTCAGATACAATGAACGGTTCTACTACTAACCAAACAATTACAACAAGGTATGAAGCAAAAACATTTATTGCTACATCTGCGTCAGCATGGATAGTGGTAGGGTGATATTATTTATCCAACAATAATAGGTATTTGTTCTCAAATAGGAAGTGGCTCTCTTTTAAGTATAGCAACATCTTCTAGTGGTAATTTTGATAATGCTTGTACGGCAACTAATTCCTTAAGCACGGCAGGTATAGCGGGCGCACTTAATGGTTCTGAGTTTTCTGTTAATTCTCAAGGATTTTTTACTGCTACTCTTGACATAGATGCAAATGCACTTCAACAAGTGGCTAGTAATTATGGGATTGAGCGAATAGATATTTTACCCGCAGGGTATCTAAGATGGCTAGGTAGTGGCTCTCCTACGTTTGTGTGGTCTATGCAAATTGGGACTACAAGTTTGAGTAATAGTAATACTGCAAGTCTTGTAGGCACAGCGTCTACATCTCAAGATGCTACAAGTGGTCTAGGACAGGTTCTTCGTATTTCTTTTCAAGTAGCGGGAAGAAGCATTAACTCTCCTGCTAGTGGTGATTCAGTATTGTTTGCGGTAAGGGGCCTTAGCACGGTTGGCGGTGTAACAACTTTTGCCCCGAAATGTGAAATAACACTAAACTTTGTATAGAGAATGTTTTATAAAACAAATGATGTGTGGTAATGTTATGGGCTTAAGAATAGACTATGAAACTGATTACGGTATAACTTGTAATGATGCAATATGTGTTATGGCAAATACTATGACTTCAAAAGAAACGATAATAAATGCTGATGGTAGTTTAACTAAAGGTTTTAAAATAAATTATGACGGTAAAATATATGCTTCACAGACTGCTTACGATGAAAATGCAGTTCCTATTGGTGGTTTTGGTAATGAGTTTGATTTAGATGCTAGTGCAGGAAAAACTCAATACAATATAATTAAACAATGTTATTTAAATCTAAAAACTATGACCGGATTTACTGATGGTGTTGATTGTTAGTATAATACCCCTTATATACAATATCTAATAATCCAATGTTATGTCAGAAATGATGGAACACCCTGCATGGATAATGTGGGAAGAAGCGTTGAGTGAAGAAATAGTGAATGAAATAATTGAGGCGGCAAAGGAAGCCGAGCCTCAAGCAGCATCTACCTTTAGAACAGGTGAAGGCGAAGAAGATAGCCATAGGAAAACACAAATCAGATGGCTGTCTGATGAAAAATATAAACCCCTTACAGAACAGATGATGTGGTATATAGAAAAAGCAAACGAACATTTTGATATAGATGTTAGTTATTTACCACCTTTACAATTTACAGAATATATGGATATAGGCTACCACTATGGTATGCACCACGATATTGATTGGAACAGACAAGATGGTATGCACAGAAAAATAAGTATAGTAGTTCAACTTTCAGACCCCGAAGATTACGAAGGAGGTCAATTAGTTTTTAGTCATACGCAGAATCCCGACCCTATAGCACTTGCTAAAAAAGGCACTGTTATATGTTTTTGTTCTTACTATGAACATGGAGTAACACCAATTACTAAAGGTAACAGAACAAGTTTAGTTGGTTGGGCCGAAGGTCCTCGGTGGAAGTGATTTTCCATGAGTAAACGATTAGGTAAGATAGTCTATATTGCGCCTGAAAAGTCATATACCAATGTAAACATTGAAGAGACACTTCATGGGTTCAAGATTTATAGGAAGGGTAGTGAAAGGGCATTTACTGTTATACCACACTCAGCCGTGAAACAAGTAATATACGAGCGTGAATAAAATGACTGAAAATAATACAACGATAGAAGAATGTATAATAGACTGTATGGAGGCTGCTTCGTCATCAATTTTTGATGATATAGAAGTTGTCCTATTAGCGGTTGTTGCCTTACTAGGTATAGCGACATGGGCTTATAAAAAATATAAAGTCCTAAATGCTGATGGTAAGATAACTCTTGATGAAATTATAGATTCAATAGATGACGTAAAAGAAAAAGCAGAAGAGGCGAAAGAAGAAATCAAAAAGATTGAAGATACTCTTGAATCTCACAATGTTGCTGAACTAAAAGAAATGCTGAAAGAAGCAGGTCTTTCTGTAAAGGGCAAAAAAGCAGACCTTGTGGCTCGATTAGAAGCACACATGGGTGAGGCTTAGTGTCTACAAATGACCTTATCTCTCTTAGAATAGACAACTTAGAATCTGTTACTGATAGACACGAAAAAACTATTGAACAATTAGTTCAATCACAGATTGAATCTAAGACCGGACTTATTAAAGTTGCTACTGAGTTAGAAATAACTAATGGACTTATAGCATCTTATATGGCTAATATGCAAAAAGTAATTCTTGCATTAATAGCAATAGTTGCGGGGGCTATGGGTATCACACAGATGTGAGTTTATGGCAAGTGATATAGAAAAATGGAATACATGGATAAATCACTTAGGTTCTACTACCGCTAATACTTCTGTAACAGTTAGCAATATTGAAAAGACACTTAAAGAATATAGGACTGTAAGTAAGCGTATGCTTTGGTTTAATACGATATTAATGTTAGGAGTGATTGGTTTAAATGGTATATTATTGTTCTACAAGTGATGTTGGCGGAAGGTTAGGATTAAACAGCGCACAAAGACAACAAGCGGGTAGTTTGTTAATATCTGCTATACGCAGGGCATCTATAGAAATTGAACAAGTTTACAATGATTATGGTAGAGCAAATCCTATTGTAATACAAACTACTTCTAACGGCGCAGTAGCCATAGGTGCTACTTCTATAACTCTTGTAAGTGCTACAGGCTTTACTAATACTGGAAGCGGTAATATAGATGGTGATACTTTTTCTTGGACCGGAAAAACGGGACTGCAATTGACCGGCGTAACCGGAACTTCTGTTGCTCATGCAACGGGTGTTATAGTTCAATCAGGAGAGTTCGGTCATGTGCTTAGAGAAGTATGTGCAGACCTAGCAGCATCTTATTATATGGAAGATGAAGCGACATTTCAAACAGGCGGGCCGGATGGGTCTTTGAGAGGAACAATGCTTAGAGAAAGAGGTAGTGAAAACCTCAAGAGGGTTGCTCATCTTGGTAGTTTTTCTTGAGGTGATGTAATAGTGGATTTTAAAACAAGTAACCTAACCATAGATGTTAGAAACTATATGGAAAGATTTGGTGAAGATGCAGAACGAGAGTTATTTAAGCAACTTAAAAAAATAGGTGAAGGGGAAGTAAGGAATACTAAGGCTAGATTAACTAGAAGTATTACAGACCAAAAAAGTATGGCCGGTAGGGTAGCAGAAACAATAGATGTTGATATAAATATAGGCGATAAAGGCGGTCAATTAAGATTTGGTTCACGAAACGAAAGCGGCTCAAACTTTGGTGGTATTAGAGGTAAAAGTAGAGGCGACAAAGCAGCAAACATTTCAGCGTTGGCTGCATACGGTAAAGATAGAGCAAAACCTTTGACTAAATTAACTAGAGTAAAACAAAGTCAAAAAATAGAATCCAGTAGAAAGGGTGTAGGTAGTAGCACAGGTAGATTAATTGCTTTACCAAAAGGCTATATAAGTAGAGAATGGAATGCTATAGGCGGTAAAGGAGGTGCAGGTTGGATGCAAACAGCAGAAACTAATATCTTAACTAAGATGGAAAAAATACCTGAAATACTAAAGCAAGTTTTTGATGAGGTGGGCGAATGAGCATAGCAACAACTACACAATACTGGTCCTCAAGATTAACAGGTAATGACCCTACAGAGCCAATAGGTAATTTCAACGAAGCATGGACTGGTAGTGCAGGTTCAGAAGTAAATAATTATTGGGTTATTCCTTCTAGTGGAGGGTATTATGATATTACTCCTACAACAACAAGTTACACAATACTTTCATCTTTAATCTATACTACTACACCTAGCGATAATGCAATACTATTAGAACTAGACAACGGAACAAAAAAAATACAAGTTAAAGCAACTGGTAATTCTACATCTCTAAAATTAGTGGGTGCTACTACAACTACAATTAGTGATTTAGATTTAACAGCAACAGAAATAAACGCAGTTCCTACAATACTTAGACTTACTTTAGACGCTAATGGAAATGCTAATCTATACATTAACGAACACATACAAGATGATAATGCACAAGATATTTACTATAGTGTAACTGGTGCTACAGGCTCTAGTGCTATTGTAAAATGGGGCAATAGTAGTGGGGAAGTAAAATGGGGTTCTGTTTATTATTCTAAGTTTGGTGCATTTAATCCCGAAGAGTTAATGTCAAGTGACTTTGCTCAAGATGCCTTAAGTCGCATGGGTCTATCAATAGTGCAGGTCTTAAGAGATAGCGACAAAATGTATCTCAAAACTCAAGTTCCTGATTCATCTATACTTTATGGTTATGATATATCTTCTAATATGCTTAGTAGATTAAGACCTCCTATAATTAATGTTATGATAGAAAGACTAAACTCACCGGAGTTCGACGCACTAGGTGGTTCTAGGGTTACACAAATCTATGAGGTATTAATTTTTATAACAACAAAAGGAACAAATTATGAAAATGCTTATCGCTCTTGTTTGAATATAACAGGTGAGGTATTCGATGAACTATATACAAAAACTGGTTTGCTCGGAAGCACTGATAGTATTACTAATTACACTTGTTTGCTAGACACTAAAGTAGACCCCGACGAAACTGTATGCACTCATAGACTAGGACTAACATATATGCGTAAAATAGATATGCGTCATAGGTAACTACATTATATTTAAGTGACACTCTTCCCGTATCTACTTCTACATAGAGGGTATAATATGGTTGAGTTTTTGAATAGATACATGGGTCTTAGTATAGAAAATGGTTACGGCACAGCAGGTAGCACAGTAACATACGGAGAAGTAGATAGTGAGTCGCTTCAACACAAGTTCGAGTTGCTTACAAGAAGCGATATGTCACATCACATGGCTACAAAGTCAGTTGTAGGAACATCGTATTCAGAAGGCGGATTTGATTTAGCCATTCAGTGTGATGATTTCATGGGTAAATTACTATACGGATGTTGGCCTCATCAACTTACGCCAGTCGGCTCGTCAGGCAATCCTTACTTACACACTATGTTAGAACCTACACTTGTAGGACACACATACCCTTCCTTTACTATTACAGTAGGAAGAGAAGAAAAAGAACATAAATACACAGGTATGGCACTTGACACTCTATCACTTTCTGCTAATGTAGGAGAATACACAATGGCAAGCGCGAGTTTTGTCGGTAAGGCTGAATCCGGCACCGGCTCATTAATCGCTACTGATGCTATGTTCTTTTCCGGTGATGCTTTAGACGCACTACACTTTGCAGATGGAGAAGTTACATTCCACGATGGCGCAGGAACAATAGTGGCTAGTGCTAAGGTTAAATCATTTTCAGTAGACATATCTATGAATAGAGATACAGACAATGCTTACGCTATTGGTAACTCTACATACACTACAATACCGGCAGCACAAAGAAGAGAAATCACAGGTAGCCTAGAGTTTAACGAAGTTGTCTATGCAAGTGCTACTAATGCTGATGAGCCTACATACGACGGCCTAATCGGGGCCGAGGGTCTTGCTTACAGTTCTACAGTCGCACAACCGGCATTAAAACTAAAGTTTACAGATACAGCAGGGACAGAATACTTTGAACTTGATTTATACCATCTTAGATTTGAAGCACCGGAGGCAAATGTTAGCGGTAGAGATACTAATACTATGTCAGTTAATTTCCTTGCTTTGGGACAACAAGGAAGCACAAGACAGTTTACTGGCACTACAGCAACTAGTGCTACCGTTACTGTAGACGCTGCTAATGCAGCAAAAGTAAAAGTTGGCGATATGGTAAACTCAACAGGTATTCCTAGCGGAACATATATTATAGCAAAGCCTAGTGCAACGACACTTACTTTAAGTGCTAATGCAACTACTAGTGCATCAGAAACAATAACTATACTACCTAACTATACTTCTTCGTCGGTTACACTTAACGGCGCAAATCTAAAAACTGGTATTTATGCTCAGGATAACTGATAGGTGAATAAAATGGAAACATACGAAAACGATTTAGGAACATGGTCTAAAGAAATGAAGAATGGTAGATTAGTTGAAAAACTTATCAAACCAAAGAAAGCAGCATCTAAGAAAAAGTCTGCTAAGAAAACTTCTAAAAAAGAATAAGCCTTAAATAACTAATACTTTTTAGTATTAAATAGCGAAGTGAGTGGTAACTATGCCGGTAATGAAAAAAGAGATAGAGTTAGAAGATGGAACGAAGATATGGGTAAAGCAAGCCTCCGGCACTAAAAAACTGAAAATACAGGCTATACAGTCAAGAGTATTTAGAAAGTTCTCACACTTCGGCGACCCTAGTGATTGGACTTTAGAACAGAATGAAGAGTTTGCAGAATCACTAGATAGTGCGGGCGCGGGTTTTGAAGCGCAAGTAGATACATGGTTAGGAGATTGTATTATAGACAGTCAATTAAGTATTGATGATTTAACTACAGAAGAACTTATGTTAGTTCTTAACTTTGTAAGAGGGGATGACCCCGATGGTGCAGTCCCTTTATTGAGTTCCTAAGAGTTGCCCCGACTCTTTGTATGGCATACAAGGGATTACTACCTTCCGATTTATGGGGAAAATATGACTGTGAAGGCGGTATGCACAAACTAATCTTAGATTTAAATATTGCTAGTTCTATGAATGAAATGATTAGTAAAGCAAGCAGTGGGACTAAGAGTGGTAAAGATATAGTGGCCCGTAGAAATCAAAAAAGAAAGAAAAGGCAATTGTTAAAGGACAGTAATGATGTCCTCAATATGTTGAGAGAAAGCGGAGTTCCTACGAGAACCAATAGTGGAGATAAGGTAAATGATTGAATCGTATGCTTTAACTACTTTCACCCCTATGGTATTTATTGTTGCTGCCATAACTATGATAGTCCTCAGAACTGGGGCTTCGATGGTTTTCTTCGACATAGTAGGAACATTTCAGTCTCAAAGATTAATCAAAGATGCGGGCGCAGCAAGCGTAGCATTAGAAGGTCTAATGGTAGACGGTTTCGCTAATATAGGTGAAGCGGCAGGTGAACTTAATGAGATATTTGAGGAAATGCACTTAGCCTTCGTGCCTCTTGCAGAAGATGTAGAACGGGCTAGAATTGAGTTTGAAAAGTTTATTGACAATAAAGAAGCAGTTGATAGTCTTGCTAGAGCAGTAACTAACATAGGTGCTGAGTATGGTTATGTGGGCGCAGAAGCGTTGAAAGCAGGTGCTAGGACAGCACAATTGACAACTATATTAGGAGAGGCTGCCGTTCCCGCCGCTACTGAAATGGGTATAGCATTTGGTATGATTGGTGAGATGGATGCGGAAACCGCTATGACAACGCTAATCAATCTGATGCAACAAACTGAGTTCGTATTTGATGGCACTACTAAAGCAGCATATGCACAAATGACAGGTCTTGAGAGAGCAGAACAAGTCACAAAAACTTTTGCTAATACTCTAAATACACTTAACAGTATTGAGGATAACTCCGCAAGTAACATGATACAACTAACTGAAACTTTAGAGAAGTTCGCTGCACAAGGACACCTTACTGGTGAAAGTATTTCATTCATGGCCGCTATGTCTGCCGTTCTTATTGAAGCCGGTGAAGATGCAGGGAAAGCCGGAACCGCCATGAAAATGATTTATGCTAGGTTAGGCGGAGATGTCGGCGGGGCTGCCACTGCACTACAGGAAATGGGTATAGCAACACATAGAACAGATGGCTCGCTACGTTCTTTGTCTGAGATACTAACAGACTTGCACGAAGATGGATTTAAAAATATGTCTGCTGCAAGAAAGCAAGATATAGCATTACAGGTAGCCGGTAATAGACACTACGTTAGGTTCCTCAAGTTAGCAGAAAACTTTGACAGGGCTATTCTTTTGAACAACGAAGGTCTTAGTCAAAGTGCTGCCGTATTTACTGAGAGTGGTGACGCTCAAGGTTATTTATCAGATAGATTACAAGAAAATGTTCATTTACTAGACGTTCAAAGAGCAAAGTTAGCAAACGTAGAAGCGGAGTTAGGTAAGAAACTTATACCTACTGAGATAGCAGCAATACAAACTAATATAGCCCTTAAAGAAAGTTACATAGACATAATGGAAGCACTAGATAATACTATCCCCGGATTAGGAAAAACTGCACAATTTCTATCAGGTTCAAGAAAAATTATAACTGATTCTTTTGCACCTTTCTTTAATACATACATTGGAATACGTTCTTCTAATCTAGCCCTGATGACTCAAATACAAATTATGAGAGCAGTTAGCGGCCAAAGAATCGCAGGGTTCGATAATGAAATGAAGTTTTCTGCCGGTAGACGCGAAATGATAAAACAAGAAAATGATATGCAAGTTTATTCCATGCGGATTCAGATGATTAAAAACGGTATGACAGCAGAGCAAGCCAAAAATCAAATTATTGTTTTAGATAGATTGAGGATGGAAACTGAGGCTAAACTTTTCAACTCAAGATTAGATTTACAAAAAAGAAGAATGCAAATAGATGGTTTAAAAGACCAAGTAAAGAGTATTCAGTTAGAGGGACTAAAACTCATAGACGCAAAAAAACTACTTATAGAAGATTTAAGGATTAAACAAAATAAAAAGGAAATTAAAATACTGGAACACCAAACTATAATAAAAAAGAAGAAGCATACAGCAGACCAAATAAGATTAAATACAGACCTTTCTAGGATTGAACAAAACGAGGCCATTAAAAAATTAAATATTGCTAGCGACCAAACTAAATTAATTAATGCTACTAATGCTATGAAAAGCGCGGGATTAAAAATATCAACTGCTGAACTTGAAATAGATGGTCTAAGAAGTTATCGCTTACAAGATATAGAAAGAATACAATCAAGAATATCCCAAATTAAAAATACTGATAAATCCACAGAAAGAGAACTCTTTTTATTAAATCAACAAATACAAGCATTACAGACTATAGAGAGTGTTGAAGAGATGGATAGACTTAGTGACAGTCTAGGTATGTTAGACACAAGCGCGAGAGATGCAAGGTTGGGTATGGGCGGTCTTAGTATGGATATGAACTTCGCTATGATTGGTATGATGTTGGCTACTTCTGCTAGTATGGTTTTAGGAGGTAGTATGAAAGACGGGACTCAGAAAATGAGAATGCAAAGAACTGCTGCAATTGCTATGGGTATATCTACAATTATGATGACGGTTCAAATGGCGGCAGCACAATTTCAAATGGTTAGATTATCCGGTGCTATGATAAACGGTGGTTTGGCTGCCGATAAAGCAGCAGCGTCTAATTACAACCTCGCTGCTTCTAATGTTGCTGTAGCAAAATCAGCCGGTGCTGCGTCTATGGGCATGAGAGGATTGTTAGTAGCGAGTGGTGTAGGAGTTATTGTATTAGGTCTTTCTTATGGTATTGCTAGATTTGCTGAATATATGGGTGTGTTTGACGTAGCAGTAGATGATACAGTAGAAGGGTTAGACGAGTTATTATCCGTCGGGCAAGACAGTTACGATTGGATAGATGAGTTCACTGGTTCTTTAGAAGATGGCGAAGAGGCTATGGCTAAGTTTAACGATAATCGAGAAGAAATGTTCTACGGTTTCAAAGCAGGTAATGCTGTAGGGGCTTTAGTAAAACAAGTAAAACAACAAGGAGTGGAAAACTTCGTAGCAAATACAGAAGTAATTATGACTAACAACTTTAATGGTATGACTACAAGGCAAGTCGCAAATGAAATTATAGAATTGATACAAGAGGAAGCAGGTATTAGCAATATCAATACGAGTATGGCAAGTCTAGGGTGATATTTTGGTTAGGTCTGTTAATGGTAAATATAATCTTTGGATAGCGGGTTACTACGATGACTTCGGAGGGGCTAGGGCCATAGCAGAAGATAATAATAGTCCTAGTGCTACAGGGTCATACGACCATACCAAAACTCATTATGGAAATCCTATGAACGGAGAGGCTACTTTAAATCCCAAATATCGTTGGTCTATAATAGAGAGGTCATTGGTTACTAACTATGACTCAACTCTTGTAGGAACAAATAACACTACTAGATACTTACAGAACAATGGTTCCTTTGAGTATATAGGACAAGATGTTATTAGAAATAAATCAGACAAATGGGAAGGTAAAGCACAGTTACAATATCCTGATGGGAATGTAGGTAACAAATATAGATATGGTGGTAGTGGTAGTGACGCATATCAATTGTTTACAAACGGTTATGATACACTAGGTAAATATATAATACCTTTAGGTGCTAGTGATTCTACGTTTGGTAGAACAAACTCAATAGGTTATGGAGACGGTAACTTTACTTCTAAGAATGCCGGATATGTAGATGCTACTTACACAGTTGCTTTCACGCAAAAAGCAAATCTAATAGGCACATGGATGGGAGAAACAATGAGATTCGATAACGCTTCACACATTTGCCCTGAAAATGTATTCTTCCCTGTTACTTCACCGGCAAGCAAACCTTTTTTAGCCATTCAATCTTACTACCAAACTGCACCTAATAGTGGAGTAGTTCCTTCAACAGCATCTATAATATACGACGGTTCATTAAATAGTAGAGCAGACGGTGACATATTCCATCTTAGAGTAGCAGTAAGGTCTTTTAACGGTAGCACAACATCAGAAGGTAACGCGGGGGCTAATGTTAATGTCATGTTGGGATTTACTAGCAGGGTTGGCGATACATACGAAGATGGTTTTACTCATAGTAGTAACACCCCTGCAATCAGTTTCAACCTATCTCTCAACAACTATGATTCCTACGGTGCTTTATACAACGGTAACGCTACTAAGACAACTTACACCAATGATACCGCTTGGATTGACGTTGATGTTACTTTAGATTATACTAATGGTGCTTACGTTGTATATCAAGATGGGGCGCAAGTAAGTTCCGGTTCTTTTACTGGAACTGCTGCTAATATGTATGGTTATCAAATCACAGCATATCCTGATGACAACAAAGACAATTCTGTAATAACTTTAATGTTAGATAGGGTTGCTCTATACAGACCATTAACAAATCATCCATCGGGTATACAATTAGCCCCAGTAAACGATTTAAAAATAACCTCCGTAGTCAATGGTATATCTTCTTGTAAACTAAGTATAAGTGATGATGCAGACAACGATGATGGGGATATAGGATTCTCAGCAAATGATTATGATTATACTTTAACCCCTATTTTTGATAGTTCGATAACTAGCGATTGGTATTTGTTAGTGTTTGGTGCAAGTGGTTATGACTGGGATGTTTCTTCAAGAATAGATAGACCGCTTTGGAGAGGCATAATAGAAAAGATGAGAATTAAACAACAGGGTAGAGATAGGATTGTAGAACTACAGGCTAGGGATAATCTATCTCTACTAGATAGACAAGTTCCTCTTTGGGAAGTAGGTCAAGACGGACTCAATGATGACGAATCACAGAATCCTTTTTGGTTGTATGACTCTCAAGGGTTTAGTAACACTATGAACTTTGGAGTTAAGCCTCTTAAGTTACTAAGTAAAGAATTAGGTTTTGATTCTGATGATGCATTCTTGGAAAGAACAGACCAACGTATGCAATTAGGTTCAGGACACCCTATACAGATGTATGTCAATGAAGATGCAGACGGTCCTAACGACGTAGAAGATGATTACGCAGGGGTAGGAATAAATAGTGTAGGTAAAAATGGTAATAAAACTATTATATTCCTCAGTGGTAATGCCTCTTACACTACTAGTAGTTCTATAACTATAAGAGGTGGGGCGAAAAATGGTATGAATATAACAGCACAGACTCCATCTGCTGTAGGCACTCATATTGACCGTGACGGACAGACTCAACAAACTCTTTCATTTACACAAACTCAATTGCCATATCAAGGTTCTTCAATAGTGGGAGGTAATGCTAAAGGTAATATTGTATATGCAGGTAAGTTTGACTGGTCCGATGAAACCGATTATGATTATTGGTATAATAAAATAACATATAACGGTCAATTTATAATTCGTAGTCCTAACACCTTTCCTACTTTCCCCGATGAAATGAATCAAAGTGATAGGATTGCGGGTTACTCCGCAGTAAATCTAGCACTAGCGGAATTAGACCAATATATTATTGTAAATGCTTTCCACCCTTCATCCGAACAATACTCGTTTTGTTTTGATGAGGACCCTAATCTTAAACCTTATGATTTCTTTAGAGTGCCTGTCAATTCAAATCCTAATGGAACTGTTAATAATGTTTTATCTGACAAAGTTCATTATGTTATGTCTATAAGAAAAGTAATGAATCAGCACGTTTTGAATAATAACGATATTCATACTGAACTACAAACAGGTAGTAGACAAAGATGGATTGTCACTACTAACACAAGTTACTTTCAAAGTGGTTCAGGAACAGGGGTAGAGTTTGGTAATTTTACGACTTACGACGGTTTGCTCTCAGGTGACGATAGATTATTTTATGAAAGTTCTGTTAGTATTGGAACGCCAATATCAACCTCATTACCTACAAACCAACCTGATTTAACTTCTAAAGTATCTCAGGCAGTATGGATGAGAGACTTACCTAAATCTTTGTGGTTCCAATATCACTTTGGTGATATAACTACTAACACACATATAGCAGACACTACTACAGCAGCCATAGTTTCTTCAAATGCTACTACAGTGCAGATTTCTTCTACTACTAAAACTGCATTAGATAATGCTAATGTATCTAGTGGTGTGGCAGAATTAAACGGTAGTGATTTATTTATTTTCAAGGGTGTTGTAACTGTAGGTAGTAATCATTATTTAGTAGGCTGTCAATTCATTAGTAGAACTCATAGTAATGGTGTAGCACTAAAGTTCCCACAAATAAGAAATGATTACAAACACCTTTGGTTACTTTGGTCCGACATGAGAAATAACGGTAGAGCGAGTGCTGATAGCGGGACTAGAAAACGAAACTTTGGTTTACAAAGCCCCTCGTCTAGTAATTATGAAATAAATATATTTTTCAAAGACCAAGTAAATAATCAAAACCAAAAAGATTTGTTTACAACATTAAAGACAGGAGAAGATGTAGATATATGGAGTGTTGATTCTACGCTAGACCCTACAACTGGTTCGGCCTTCTCAAGACCTATTGACTATAGTAATCCTATACCTGTTAATACTATAACAGCAGTTACAGGTAATGCTAACGCTTCTTTAAACGGTAAAACACTTGTAACATATCCTTCCGCACATAATTTAACTGCGACTACTTATCATGTAGCATTATACAATACTAATTCACATGACGGCGCGTATGAAATACTTAACGTCCCTAGCACTACGACATTGATATTAGACAAAGTGTTTGGTAGTGCCGACTCCGGTAAAACAGGGGGTATTCTATCTGCAAAAACCACAGGGACAACTCTCTTGTTTGACAAACCTCACTACAAGGAATGGCATAATCTAGGAGGCGCATTTTTAATTATAGATTCTTCTAAGTTCTTTAACATAAACTCCAATGCCAACAACGGTAGGGTAGGACAAGCAGCAGGTGGAAAGACTACCCTGAGTGATTATACGGCTACTGTTAGGGGATTCCCCGACCTAATAGATAATTATTGGAGTGAAGCAATATCTACTTCTGCTAATTCCGGTTCGTTATATTCTGAACATCCTAATAAACACCTAATAAGAAATGATTTAGTTCTTACTACTAATAACAGTAAAGTGGGAGATTTCTTCTTGTGTATAGATACTGATGATTTCGACAATAGCGGTTATGGAAGAATAGTAGGAGTCAAAAATGACGGTAATAATTCGCAAACAAAAACAGAAGTATTTTTTGGGTGGCAGGGTAAGAACGGTAACGATAGAACGGGAACCGTAACTGGTTACGGTAATAATCCCAGTGCCGGTTATTTTGAATTAACAGATAGTAACGCAACCTTTCAAACATGGGGAATAGAAAAAGGAATGTATATTATAAATACAACTACAGATAAAACTATAGAAGATATATATTCTTTTAGTTCAAACGGAGGTAGGTTTAGGATTCTTTCTGTTGAAAGTCAGACTGTCATAAGAGTAGAATTAACTTATTATTCTACACAGTTAATACAATCCTCCCCATTTATAGGCTTAGGTAGCGGTAGAGTTCCCTCTATACCTTTAACTAGTGACATGACTAGTAACAGATGGGGTGTTAATAATTCTTACCTTATACCTGAACAATTGAGTGGTGTGGCTACTATTGCTAAAGGCGCATTCATGATTGACGCAGACAGCACTCAAGATGAAATAAGAGAAGAGGTCGAAAGACTATACGAAACTATTTGTGGCGTAGATACTATACAACAAAGATATATTATGATGGATTTTATTGTTAATGAAACCTTCCTATACAATAATGGCACATTTAGTATAGAAGATAAATTAGCGGCTGCCAACCTAGAATTAGGGTTTAAAACTAAATACGATGCCGTTTCTATTACAAATACTTTAGCCCCTATTCATTTAATGGATTTGATGATGTATGTTGATGGGTTTGTAGAGTGTAGAACAAGTAATACATATTTCGACCACGATAAGTTTAGAGCATTATGGACCGCCGCTACTATGAAAACATGGTTGCCTCAGACTAGACTTTCTACTACATACGATATTAACAATATACCTATAACTGAAAATATTTCAACCGACGGTGGCACTTCACACCCTTTCGCCAATATAGATTCTTACGGTGGACCGTATGATAGCAGAACACAAGACCTATTAAAAATTGTTAGAAATATACAAAAGAGGTCCGGTCAAGGAATAGATAAATCCCTAGTAACAAGTTTCTCATTCTTACAAGGTAGAGATGGTAAAATAGAATACCGACCTAAATATAATAGCGGTCATAATTTTACTAGAAACAATTTATCAATAAGTGACTTGGACGGAGATATAGCAGGTAAAATAGACAACGTAAGAGTTTATTATAAAAATGGATATTCGTTTGTAGATTTCCCTAAACCCGAACTAACAGATACTACTAGATGGAAAGTAATAGAACATCCTGATATTACTTCCGACCTTGAAGCGTTAAGTATAGCAAAGAAAGAATATAACACTCAAAAGAATCCTAGACTAAGTATTAAAGCAAGTCCTATGAAAGCCAGTGAACAGTTTAATGGCTCGTCTAGGGTAGTGGCCGACACTATGCTAGACGGCGGTAGGTTTGGTTACATAGCCGACCCTCAAAGAGTTATACAAGGCTATGATGATTTAACGCAAGCCGATGCTTACTCTTGGACTAGGTTAGGAACAGGCGGGACTTTATTTGGTGGTATGGTTAATGGCATGGATGGGATGATGGACGATGCTTCGGATATTTATAATAGGTTTGGTAATTCAAACAATGCTTCCGGTTGGCCTATAACTTGGAATAATAATTACTATTGGTATGGTTCTAACAGTTTAAGTTATGCACTACAGATAGTTCACATACCAAAGTATATGCCTAAAGTAAATAGTAATGGCGAGCCTCTAAGATTGGCTATAAGTGTAAATACTAATTTAACTTCTAGTATTGACGATGCGGTATTTACATTACATCTTTTAGATTATCAATTTAGTGCAAGTCAGAATAGTGAAGGGCATGGTCCTAGTTTAGCGGCAACTACAGTTTCTAATACTGGGACATCACTACAAGAAATAAATATGAAAGGTAGTGGTTTTTATGAAATAAATGTGCCTAGTAGTTACTGGGCAAGCACAGGTCAGGCTTCGGGAATAAAAGTAGTAATTAGTTTTAATGCTGAGTATTGTAAAGCATTACTTAGACATAGATGTGGGAGTAGAGAAAGTGGTAATTTATTCAAGAATGCTAATAGTATTACTGGGACTACTATCACCACTGGTAACAGTAGTAGTATATTCCCTCTAGGTATGAGAAAATATACTGAGATGAAAGGCTATGCAAATACTAGAGCAGAATGGTATGCGCCTAGATTATTGATTACGGATGATTTAGTATACCTACCGGCTACCTTTGCTACATATACTGATAAAGGTCTTGGTCTAACAAACGAGGTTTTGAGTATTCAAAAGGTAGACTGGCGAGTTTCGTCAGATGGTTTGGAAACCATTAATTTGAGATTAGAAAGGGATGAATCTCTCGCAGCAGCAGGTGTGTTACCTTACATCTTTTCAGGCATGGGAACACCTACCTTAGATACACAGGCTGTAAGTGTGGCTGATTCAGACGAAGGTAATAATACAGGTGTGGGCGGTGGAACTTTCACTCCACCCGGCGGAGTGTCCGGTGCAGACAACATAGACCCTAACAAGGATAACCCCGAAGGAGGAAATGCTTACAGCAACGAACAAGGTGGAACACACTTCAAAAAGACTATAGGAATACAAGAATTAACTACTACATTATATTCCACCCTTAAAGGTAGGGGTAATCTCTCAGACTCCACACTGTCTTACAATAACAAGTTCACGATTTTAGGCCAACAGAAGCCATCTAAGCGACCTTCTGCTATGAAGGCTACCGAGGGACTAGGGCAGACGATAACGCCCTCTACAGGCTCTCTAACGGTAACAAATAAGGGTATATCATTTGGTGGTGCAGGTCATCCCGAAGATAACGCTCAACCTAACACAACAACATCATTCTTTATGAAAAGCCCTACCGATGTGATGACTAATGAAATTAATATAACCGCTAAAGTAAGTATGAAGTATCAAGAGCAAACTAAAATAGCGATACTTTTGGTAAAAGCAGAATGCTTAGAGACAGGCTCGTTTACTAACAACAGTGTAGTGGTTAGAACTAATACAGAAAATACAATACAGTTGCTATCTACAGATATAGAAGGTATAAAGAAAGCAGGTAACACTATGAAAATTACTATCAGTAGAAGTGCAGGTCAAAACGCAGATACGGCCTCAACAATGTCTGTAAATGTAAGTGACATACAGGTAAACTACAGAAGGGCAGCCGTGTTTTCAGACAGTGGTTCATCTACTTTTACTAATTAGTGTATTTATCTCTCAGGGCTAAAATATCTTTAGCCCTACCTCTACCTATACCTTGCACTTCCATAAGACTTTTCTGAGTAGTCTTAGAGTTTAATATTTTAGGTATGGAACCAAACTTCCGCAAAAGATTTTCGGCGGCCTCTACGGACACACCTTCTATAGAAGATAGAGACTTGATTCTATTATCCAACTTCTTCATATCATGTAGTTTCTTTTCTTTAGCCGGTAATTTATCTCTAGTAACCGCACCCTGAATAGCCATCTGAGTATGATTACTAACCAACCAGTCGCAGAAATCATCCATAGTTAGAAGTTCCATATATTTAATTTTGGGAAACCTTTGGTAGAATGTCATCTTGAACGATTGATTCACCTTTTTCATTCTAGCCAATTCTATAGCCATTGACTTAGAGTTGGGAGTTCCTTTGCCTACAACGTAAGGTTTGTATTTAGTTCCATAGACTACCAATATAGGATTCTCAAAGTCATCTTGTAAATCTCTCAGTTGGTCTAGTATAGTTCTATTTCTACCCATGCCTATGATACTTCTATAGAGGTCATTGATTTCTTTAGCCTCTATACCCCATGTTCCCATAACATAATCACCCGTAGGCAATCTTCTAACTTTCATAGTTCCTTCTTTACCTAAATCAGCATCACCTAGACGCATCAATAATTTGGCTTTTACTTTCTCACTTTCCCGGTCATCTACAAGAAGCATGATGAATACTATTTGAATATTCTATATGAACCGTTGCATTAGTATGTGCCGTCATCTCTCCAACAAGAACCTACACACAAACCCCTTGCTTTTATCCACGAACAGGAGGGAGAATTACCATAACTAATAATACTTTCAACGTGAAAGGTGCTTGTCTTTCTATTATAGTCTCTCCAATTCAAAGTTTCTATATAATCAACAATTGACTCTACCATGTTTCTTTTGTCCTCGACGGAGACTGTTTCAATTGGTGCGAACCATCTTAGATTTTCTGCTAGATGCTGCACTAATGCTAACCTAACTTCGTGTCTCGGATTATCTACCTTAGTAGCACCATCTAAACAAGGAGGTATAGGTATCTGCTGCATAGTTCCTATCTCACCATCAAAAACTAATTCGTTATTAGACACTGGCTGCATTGGATTGTTAGCCACCCATTTTATGATACTAAACGAAGAGTTAGGTGTCATACCTACGAAGGGGTCATTCTTACTTAGAGAAGGGTCAGGGACACAAGGTATTCTATAACCCAAAGGGTCGCTCATAAACGCTTCCTTGTCTACATTAACAGCCCACTTACCCCTAGTAATATTATAGGTGTCAGGAACTCTAGTTAATTTCTGAGGATGTCCCACACCGTCTAATGTCTCAAGACCTTTACTCATCTTTCTTTGGTATCTATCAATATGTTTAACCATAGAAGTCCCGCAAACTTTCTTCTCGAAGAATTGATGTATATGAAATCCCCTTCCAGTAAAGACTAGCCTAACATCACCCTCTAATCTATTGAGTAACATATACACATCACGCTTTACATCATTAAGTGTGCCACCTTCTAACATATCGAAATCCCACCATGCCCTATCTATTATGACAGATTCTAAATCGGGCTTCCAACTTCTAATCGGGTCTAATCTCTCAAAGTTATAGAGAGAAGTATAACAAGATGCTTTACCGTTGATTTTATTAATATAATTATCATATTCTTTCTTGGATTTACATAGCCTACGCTTCAAGCCAATCTCTCTAGGAAATGATAACATAGTCATACTATCACGCCTTTTGTTGGTGGCCGCATTTACAAGTTAAAACTTGTATAACTTCATAGACCCCGCCTACCTGTCCTGTTACTCTTGCCATCTCTTCTATATTCACCCAATCTGTATTGTCACAGTTGGCACATTTATCATTACTAAAACTCATATTGTTCCCTCAGTATATCCTGTTAGTTCGGCCTCACAATTAAGATTAAAGTCGCACCATATAGGACAAAAATAATCATTCCATTTCATAGGCCATTGTTGGGCTACTAGCGACTTGATAGTGTTACTTAATGATTTGTCGAAGGCATTAATTGACCTAGAAGAAACTTGTTCCATAAGTGCATACCCGCCGTATTTTCCCTCAAAGACAGTCTTGTTTCTTTTATTACCTTCTGCTAATAATTTACAGTCTAAAGTAGTTTCATCCTTTTCATAATCGGGAAGAATATATAAGAAATGAGTTACCTCCGCATAATCCATAAGACCTAACAGTCGAAGGTAGTAAACCATTTCCTTTCGGGTGCGATTTATTTTACCTATGTTAGCAGAACCAGTTTTCAATTCTACGATAGTGAGTGTGCCGTCGGGGTTACGGATAACCCCGTCAATCATACCTACCCACACTACCTCATAACCTTGATAGTTTTCACGCACTGTATGTTTTACTTCGGCTTCTACTAAATCAAGTCCACCTAAATACGCTGCTACCTGATGAACTAAATCAACCATTCTGATAATAGCAGGGTCGGATTCTACGTTTAGTTCTTGGGAGACTGCATCCATAGCCACTTCACCGGATAACAAACCTGCTTCCAACACAGAATGAATAGCACTACCTCTAATCATTTCCTCGGAAGGCGGAGGTCTAGGAACCCCACTCACGTAGTTCCAATAGAATTGTCTAGGACATTTCATGTATGTCATTAAGGAAGATTTACTTATCCTTAGATGTCCTTCATCAGAAGGGTTGTAAGACGAATCATTCTTGTTCATCAACAGCACCCTCTTTCAAGGCTGCTCTAGTATCTAACCAGTTAGGTGTATTAGACAGTACAACTACGAAATCCTTCTCGTCTATATTACTATCTAACGCAAGTAGATTGCCCCTTACCATACCTGCTCTAATTCCTTTTCTTTCATTGATAGGTGAAGTTTTCCACCAAACTCTATCAGCACCATATTCATTTATTGCTATCCTGAGAACATCTAAATCCCCTGTGACTAATATTTTGTTCATACCTTTTCATCTCCTGTATCGTTTAATAAATATTATTATATTTATTCTTGTGACCCATTATCCCAATCTTCTACAGTAGTCTGTTTAGAATCCGACAAATCATAATCCTTGCCACACTGAGGACAAGTGGTATCTATCTCAACGTGTTCTAGTTTAGGTATCAATGTAGTGAATCCGCATTCACATTCATGTTCCACTATTAAATTATCTTTCTTCATTATACCTAAAAGTATCATATTCATTTTATTTAAATCGCCAATAACCTGACCGCTAAAGTTAGTCAAGAAAGAACCCATTTCCTGTAGTCCTTGTTCATGTCTTTCTAAAGCCTCTTTTATCTCAGCACTCTTCATTTTATCTCCGCCCTTTCTCATATTATCATCTCACTTCATTAAGCATATAAACCTATGTTATAGCCACTTTATACCCGCTACACCTTCTAGAGAATTAACTAGTGGTTGCATAGACCAACCTGCTAATTCATAGTAAGGTTTTGCTTTATTGACTATAAATCTCTCAGCCAATATCTTGTAACCTATTTCAGTAACACCTTCGATTTCACTAGGTTCATCGAATGCTATATACTTTCCTTTAGGGGTTATAGTAGATAAGAAGTAGGAGTCCTTTCTATAATTCTTACCTAGATATTCATTGGCCCAAGCCGCCCCTGCTGACGAACCTGACAACACCTTGTATTTACTTAGGTCCTGTCTCAATCTACCTTTCATACATATATCCAACGGGTCAATATCCTTAGAGACTACTTTAGAAATTAAAGTAGATAGTTCGAGTGTCACATCGGTTTCCGATTTATCGTTGAGTATTCCCTGTATAACATCAGTCATACTCTCCTTCATAATAGGAGGCATACGGCTTTGCTTCAATTCAATCCCTTTGAAGTATGACTTAGGTTCGTGGTATTTCCCATCAGTCCAAGACACTAGACCTGCATATCTATTCTTAGCAGCAATAATAATTCTAGGACACCACTTCTCGAACTCGGTTTCTATCGGACTCATATTGTCGTTGATTATTTTCAGTGCTGCCACACCTTCTTCCGGCGTGTTAATTTCACAGAAGATAGAATCAGTGTGACCGTAAATTGTTTTCATCCCTAATGCTTCTGCCTCTACCTTCAATTCCTGTAGAGTGCTTCTACTTGTATAGGTTATCGCCGCCGCTACTTCGGGATGGTAAAGACCATACTTCGCGTCACCCGCCACACCATACATTGACGCTACAAGAGATTTACAAGCAAACTGCATAGTCTCCCATTTATTTCTTTCAGTATCACTGTCGGACATTATTACCCTCATCTTGTATTCATTTCTCATGTTAGTCATGTAATCCATTTGTCTACATAACAACCCTTTACTTTCAAGGTTAAACTTACTACCATTACCACAATCAACGCCGTTGTAATCTAAAGTCTCCCATGAGATACCATACTTACTGACATTACTATGATACATAGCCTTAACGTCCAAGATACCTATTTTGCTATACACTCCCGCTACAGGCTGCATAACATTAGCACCTTCATATTCCTTCTTAGCAAACTTTGGTCTTGATGGAATCCTACCTGTAAACTCTTTATCTTTCAACGCTAAAATAGTAAACATTTGAGTTATGTGAGGTGTGCTACGAATCTCACATTGAACTAAGTGCTGTAACGCTGTATAATAACCCAATGCATTTACTGTTGAATCTAATCTAGGTAGAAGTCTAACGTCCTGTCTACAATAATGTATGTAGAGGGGTAGGTCTGAATAATAAGTGTCGTGTCCGTCGGGCAAATCCACCTTATCTTCACCTAGAACTTCCTTAGACACTTCACTCAAACTGTAAGCAGGTAACTTACCGTTCTTTAACTCCCATATCTTAGAGAAAGCAATCATCAGGTCAATACACATCCTACCTACTATGGGCTGTTCCCAATCACCGAACTCATATCGTATGGACCTCTTAGGAGACATGGCTCTAGGTTCTATACCGTTAGCCCTACACCTCTCAAATATCGTCTTAATATCAGCACCAGTGACATACCAACCAGTTAGTATATCGGGGTCGTGCTTATCCATGTGCCTGATAAAATGTATCAACATACTCTTCTCATCAGGGAACCCTAATGCGGGCGTTTCATATTCAAAGTCACCGTATTTACTGAATGATGTTTTTTCCTTTAGAGATGGTTCTACAAACCATACAAACTCCTTATCAGTATAGTTATCATAAACTACTATAACCCTCATTCTATTAGTAGCCGGACTCCACTCACAATCTAAGAACCATGTTCGATGTTCATAATTAGGTATAGCATCATGTTCCTGTAACCTATCAACCATTACACGATTAGCATGAGACAGATTTGCTTCCCATGTATAATCTCCTTGATTATACGCAGTCTCTCTCATAGTGTATGGGTCACTACAAACTATCTTAGTAAGGGATTCTCCGTAGACACCCTTGTAGCCAGTTTCCTTACCTACACTTTCGATGTATTCTGCCGATTCATCGGCAACAAAGAAGTAGGGGTAGTAGTTACTATGACTAACGCTTTTCCTTTCTTTCGTTTTAGGGTCACGGTATCTAATGCTTACTGCTTTACCCCTTAACTTATCTACTATCAAGGTTCTCACCATGTCGTGCTAAAAACTTTCTACCTGCCTTTAGGTATTCTTTCTTGAATCCTCTACTTCTAGGAGTGATACTATGTTTGGCTAACCATTGGTGTATTGCTACAGCAGATACACCAAACTGTTCTCCTATATCAGCGCAAGAACGGTATTGATTACAATAGTTCTCGACCATCCATTCACGGTTTCTATAGTGCGCTTGAGTAGGACATTCTTGTATGGTTACTTTAACGCTGAAAACAGTATTAGTAGACTCACTTGGTCTTTCTGTCATCAGTTGATTAAGTTGTAACTTATCAATATCTCCATCCATTAATTCGTTCAGTTGTTTTTCATTCAATTTTACTTCATGTGTTTTCTTATACATTATAATCACCTCGTTACACTCGCTTGTAGGATAAAGTCATCGTCGCCCTCTCCAAAAGAAAGTAATAGTCTATGTCCTTGTTCGTATGCAGTAAAATCAAATATAGATAATCTGACCTTACCGTTGATGTGTGCTAGAGTCTGCTCTAGCCCACCGGAAAATGTTACTGCGTCGGGTAGCGTCCACTCATTAAGAAAATGATTGGTAGCATCAATTGTTGTAGTGTTCTTACCTTTATTGTAAGCACCAGTTCCAACATACAACCCCCTATCGTGCAGTTCAAATGTATAGCGGTTTAGTTTCTGACCGTTCATGTTATCAGTTCTAAGTGCTTCATACAAATCAATCGCCTCGAAGTTCATATCCACAGTCGGTTCAAAGGATTCACCACTAGCCGTAGTATAAGTTACAGGTTCATTGAAATCAGAAGTCTGATTTATTTTAGCCATTAAACCAATTGATTTATTCAACCAAGTTGATAGTGTCTCATTACTATTACTAAATGCCTTAGCATTTGGATTAGCGTCTATAGTAGTAGTCTTGTTATTAGATATAATACGAACTTTATTACTAGAAGGACTTTGATGTATTTTTAATTTACCACCATGATATTTTAAAACACCGAGTAAAGTATCAATGTCTGAAACATATATGTTACCGTCGTATGTTCTATCGCTAACGTAAGATTCGCCGTTCTCCAAAAGAGGCACACTAAAGTGAGATACCGAAGTCACACCATCTTTAACGATAGAAGTAGTTCGCATCCTTCCATTGACACAGACCAAAACACAAGAGGTAACTTGATTTGTTTTACTACCCCCTATGAAATGGGGCCGTTGGGTTTTCTTGAGAAGAATCTCCAACGCCCCAGTATCAACTAGGAAGTAATTATTACTAATAGGGTTAGACATATTCACCACTTCAATATAGGCAAGCCAGTCCATGTAACTTTGTTATCTTTAACGCTTAGAATAGTATGCGTCGAACCTAGATGTTCCATGTTCTTACCTTTCATTTCTTCTATAGTTCCTTTGATTACCCATTCACCTTGAGCCAAAGTCTTATCGCCTTTGACACCAGTAGCCAAGTCTGCTTTCTTCATATACCTTGCTAGGAATATCTGCTGACTGAACAACCTCATGGTTCCTTTCTCCCATTCAGGAACTTCGCCTACACTCATCATAACTTTCTTACCTGTTCCGTCATCCATGAACTCTTTAATATCTTTCAAGTGGAAAGTAAAGAATACCTTGTTTACAGGAAGGCTGTGTATTCTATTCAGCACACCACGATTGAGTCTATTCCTCTCTCTCCATTCCTTCTGATTGAATGTCCCATCTTCCGTTTCAATAACTCCTCTATCTAGTAGAGAGGTTCGCATAGCGTGTTCGCACCATTTTAAGAAGGTAGAGCCACCGTCAAAGATAACTCCTCCCCAATCATCCGGTGCTGCTGCTATTTCATCAGCCAAGATGTTTACAAACCAAGATGTTTTATCGAGTAAAGATTTATGATTAACTGAATTATCTTCGTTAAAGATAGAATCATCAGTCTCGTCATGTAACGGTATTACCATAATATTTTCAGCGTTAGGGTAGATATAATCTACCGTAGACTTCGCTGAGTTATCCACATCGAAGATTGCTATTTTCTTTCCCGCTTTGATTTCCTCATCAAGCATAGACAGGGCAAGACCAGTCTTACCACAATTCTCTCGTGCTACAAGAGCCATTCTAATATCTACTGATTGAGCCTGTTTATTATTAAATCTCTCTCTAAAGTATTCCTCACCATAAGTTACCTTCGGTGCATTCGTTGTTACTGCGCTATTCTGATTAGTTCCCCAAGCCGACATAAACATACCTCGCTTCATTAAGCATATAAACCCTACTCAGTAGGTAATGCTACAGCGACCTCCGTCGTCAAAACTAATCTACTAATACTCATAGCACTACGCAAAGAAGAGATTACTACGTCTAATGGGTCTATCACCCTGTAACCTACAACACTAAGAGGTTCCTTTGCTTTAGCGTCATACCACCGACCATTTAACCAATCCTTTTGTTGTGTCGAACCTCTTACTCCTCTTGCACTATGACGTTCGCTATTGTATCTAATAACTATAGGTATCTCCTCACAGGCTTCTTGTATTATATCCATGATAGAGTTTCTCCATCCGGCATCCGAGTTCAATACTTGATAATACGCTAGACCTCCGCCTTTGACTACTCCCGACTGTAAAGCGGCCTTAGTAGCATTAACGGCATCGTCAAATCTCTCAAGACGTTCACGTATTTCCAACTCACTATTACCACCAACATGAACGATAGATACTTTACCCTGTAATCTAGCGATTCTGTTGTTTAATTTCTCAGCATCCCAATCATTTAATTCTTCGATGCCTTCACCTATAGATAATATATATTCATCCACGTTAATGTCCGTATCAAGATTCTGAGATATGATAGTAGAAGTATCTTTCACCGTTATAGTAACTGAATCCCCCAAGTCCTCTTTTACAAGTTCGGTAATTGTATCTCCCGCACCTTCCTTGAATACTTTAGAGCCTGTTATACAGCCAATGTCGTCTAACCATGCTTCTGCTTCTTCACCCCAAGCAGGGACTTTAACTATACAGGCATTGATGGCCTTGTTAGCCACATTAACTAAAAGATTAGGTAGAGCATTACCACTAACATTTCTACATATGAATAGGACAGGTCTGTTATCTCCCTTAGCAATCTCAAGGGCAGGTATCAATGTGCTAAAGTCATCAATAACTTCTGTAGTCAAAACGACATAAGCATCCTTCATATCTAGTTTACCTTCCGGGGCAAAGTAATGTGAAATGTAACCCGAAGGTATCTCGAAACCATTCTGCGTTTCTATAAAGGTAGAAGTATTCTTACTAGGTTGTAGAGTAACAGTAGAAAACTTGTTGTCTACATCGAATGCCTTTGAAAGTATTCCTCCTATCTCGGAATCATTGTTACCCGCTACATAAGCCACATTGAATAATTGTTGTTTAGAGTCTAAAGGAACCGCCAGTTCGGTAAGACCTTGTATCATAGAATCAATAGAGGTTTCCATTTCATCTACTACATCTAACATATTCTTAGAGTAATCATTACAATAAACAATAGCCCCTTCACACATCTTCTGTGCTAGGACGGTAGCGGTAGTTGTGCCGTCACCTGACTTAGCCTGTGCCTCACTAGAGACTTGTTGTATCAAATTAACCCCCATATTAACAAATGGGTCGGGATGACTTATGGACTTAGCAATAGTCACACCGTCATTCAACGCCAAAGGAAAGTTGTTTTCCCTCTCTAAAAGAACGGTGCTTGCACCTGCGCCCAATGTAGGTCTAATTACATCAGCCACTAAATTAATTCCTTCCATCAAAGATTCTCTCAGTTCTACTCCACGTTTAATCTCACTCATTTGTTTCAACTCCTAAAATATTACTGTAGTGTATGAATAGATACTTGCTCACTTTCATTATCTTACTATCGTCACAAACAATACAATCCATAGGTAGTAGAGAAAGGTGTGGAGGCACACCTTCCCCTACAGACACTATTGAAAAATTATCTTTTACGACGAAAGAAGATGTCTCCTTAGTTACAAGTTCTATTAAGACATATTCTCCGGTGGCGTTCACTCATCCCACCCTGAGTCATCTTCTGCTACGACTGGTGCGATTTCATCGAAAGCATACCATCCATTAACTGATAGTCTATCTTCACCTTCTTTAGTTCTCCAAGCCTGTCCTAGCATCAGAACCTTAGTTCCGACAGCAAAGGTAACTTTATCGTCTTGTTCAGAAGGAACGTATATTTCTACACCTTCTGCTGATGACATAATATCTACATCAGAAACCATTAGGACGTAGCCGCCGTTATCTCTAGGGTCAATGTGAATTACTTCACCGACAACAATAAGACTTCTATCCCACCAACCATCTTTACCGTTGAAAGTATCGTAGTATGATGCTAGGTCACTTAATCCTGAAAGTGTATTTTCCATTCCTACTACATCGTAAGCAACACCGCCTTTGATTGAACCATCTTCATAAATTACTGGCGCGGTATTAAAGATAGACGCAACTGACTGACTAGCAGTAAAGGTAGATACTTTAGGCTTCACATAGGCAACAGTTCCGGCAGCGTTAGGACGCATAGCAAAGGTGCATGGTGTGAAAGTAGGGTATTGAACATCGGCTGCTGCTTGTGTAGCCTTTACAGTAATTAGTTTAGGGTCTGAATTATCTCCTGTAACCCTTCCTAAGAATAGCATAGTTCTTTCTCTCTCATCTTGAGGTCTAGGTCGGCCATACTTAAAGTTAGCATCACCGGACGGGAAAGTCTTGTTGTTCTTATCCCATACAACATAGAAGTGTGTGTTGTCATCTAATCGTTGTGTGTGTCTAGGTAGTTCAGTAACGTCTGCTGTTTCAGAACCGAAATAATCTTGTTTAGAATGACGGGTAAAAGAACCGTCGTGATTATCCTCAAACAAAACTACAGTTCCATTATCAACAAAGGACTGTCTAACATCTTCACTAGCAACACGAAGTTGGTTAGTCATTTTGTTATACAGGATTTTACCCCATTCCTTGCTTCGTGGAACTGAGACAAACATACCTTCGTATGTTACTGCACCGGAACGGCTCAGTGCCGCTTGTTCGGTTGTTAGTTGTCGTGCTGCAACTCTTAATGCTAATACATTACAGTCATCATCTGACTTACCTGCATTCTTCCATGCCCCACCTTGTAAGGCTAGAATTGCTTCTGCTTTCTGCCTCATTATGTCTGCACTTACATTTACTTTTTTCGCTATATTATCTATCATACTGTTATCCATATCATATCACCTCTTGGGTATCTTCTCCGTATTTCTTTAGGCTAATAAAGGTAATCATATACATAGCCTCACGAAATTATGGAGTGTGATTCTAGGGTCTACGCCTAGCAGTAAATCCCTTTCGGCGGTTACTGCCGCGTCAATGACTTTCAATTTAGATGCTGATTTGGCGGAGGAATTGACAGCATAATTAAATATTTCTTTTACCTTTGTTCTAACCTCTAAAAGATTATCAGATTCGCCTATTAGTTTCAAAGCGGCTTCGTAATCCTTCTCGACAAAACATAACTTCAAAATAGGTTCGCAGTTTAGTCCGTCATCCTTTAGAGATAAAAGGAATTGTTCTGCCGCCTTGTCATCTATTATGTTACAATATACTTGTAGTGCGTTTATCGCTGCCCGTAAATCACCTTCGTGTGCCTCGGCAATAAGGTGTAGTTTACTTTCTCGATTTCCAATCCCTTCTAGGCTTGATATTTCAAGTAATTTACCATACACAAGTTCCTTCGGTATTTCATGGAAATAATGAATACTGCACCTAGACTGAATCCATGCTGTGATTTTAGATAAATCATTACAGGTTAAAATAAACTTAGCGTGTGCGCCTTCCATAATTCCTTTCAAGGCTGATTGAGCCGCAGGTGTCAATTGGTCTGCTTCGTCCAATAGAATCACTTTATTGTAATAACCATTACTACATAGGGGAATTATTTCTTCTTCGATGAAATCAATACCTCTAGTCCTTTTACTACTAGCGTTAAAGACATACAACTGCGAATCAAACTTCTCGGCTAAAGCGTAGGCTAAAGACGTTTTACCTGTTCCTGCATTCCTACTATAGAATATATGATTGCCGACAAAAGTATCTTCAAACTTGGCGACTATTTCATTCTGCCCTATTATCGAATCAAAGACTGGCCTATACTTCTCGGTCCAAAGCACACCCGCATATGCATTCTTAGTAGCAACAATATCCTTACTATTTTCTTCCCACATCTAAACCGCCCCCGATTCTCCTTTCTAATACTACTTGCTTTAGACTGTGATATACTTTTGATAATTCAACATGAGTAGGGGTATCTCTACCCATACCCCTAACTTTCCTATCCGTGTCTAACGCCATAGCCACACCTAACATCATGCCGCTAATAAAGTGTTCATCCCACCCATTGACTGATTCAGCATGACTGTCTAAGTTCTCATCCCCTCCGTTGTAGAAGGGATTAGTTGCTGCATTTAGACAGAACCTAACGTGTGATATATCTTCTACTATTTCCCCTGTTAAAATACTATCAGTAACAGAAGGATGCTTCTTATTTTCGGCTGTAAAGGATTGGTTAATCATTCTAAAGACCCTGTCCCATTCGTCATCTTCGCGTGACATTGATTATGATACCAGTTAAGTGTTCTAATAACATTAGTAGGTCTTGTTCTTCTTGTAGCAATAGTTCTGCCTCTAATGTATTTCCTACCAAACTTATTCTCGTATTCTATTTTACATAATCCACATATATCTAATTTACTAGATACTTTCTCCCCCATACTATGTTCGCCCCATGTCGTGATAGGTATTTTAGCCCCGCATAATCTATCGTCACCGTTAAAGGTAAGATGCATAACTGTAGGTGAGTAATGTCTAGGTGTCATTCTTCTTCATCTCCTGAGTAAATGTATAGTGTGCTTCGCGTCTGTGTAGATGTAGACAGTCCTCTATTAGATTGAGTGATAACACCTAGTCTAGTAATACTCCTAGACCTTCTCAACTTGTTAGCAATAGAGTTCTTACTACCCAACCTTTTGTTTCGGGATAAAAGATATTGGTAAATATCTTGAACGGTAAAGGAACCATGTTTCTCACTATACTCCTTGATAGCCGGTAACTCTCTCCATGTATCTAATCTTGATTTAACCTTCAATCTAAGTCCCTCCTTAATTCTCTATGTATAGCAATAGTTGGAATCCACCAGTCGGGCGCATCTCTGCCCTTGTTCCATGCTGCAAACGTCTTATCGTGATAATATTCACGGTATGCTGCAACTGCTAAGTCTCCTGTGGCATGAGTGATTTTATTGCCACCCTCATCTGTAAGCACATCAAACGGACTACTTGCTACATGGATGTAGTCAGGTCTATGCTCGTCAGGCATACATAGTGCAAATGGTGTAAGGTCGCCTTCGGGTATCATGTTACGCATAGTGTATAGATGTTCTATACCTGCTTCGCAAAAGTGAACCTTACCGAAACGCTTAGTATACTCGTCACATAACATGGCTGCATGATGACAAGCCCATATGTAGTTAGTGCGGGATTCTCCCACCCAACGGGTAGCGGGATGGTTATGGTAACCACCCTTGAGAAACGTACCCTTCTGAGTAATAGGCATCTGTTCCGGTATAGCGCCGTGACGTATGACTGCACTCCCTAGTTGTTGTAATAATTCTACAACCATCTTAGGCGTGTGCATATCACAATACATCTTGGCTGCTAGTATTGGATTCTTGTCTAAAATAAATATGTTCATTGTTTCACCGCCGTATAGTCTACATGGGTCTTAGGAAGCCTGTGTGTTCTTCGCTGTGCCATGTTGTTAATCAATGTTCTTACATTGAGTATTCCGTTCTCGTATCTAGCCTGTGCTACCTTGTCATTATCAGGGACTAATCTATTTTCCAATTCTGTCAAATCTACATTATCCATAATAAATATCAATGCCTCGTATTCTACTTGTATTTGTGTCTGCGCTCTATTCATGTGTATCACCTTTCCGTTATATTGAAATTAGTTCATTAGGTTAATAAACCTATCTACTAGATGCTCATGCCTTTTTGGGCGTTCTGATACAGTGTAGACATATATCGCTGTTTTCCGGCATTATTCTTATTTTGCCACATGAACATTTACTAGCCCTTGCTCTTTCTGATGGAGTCATAACTGTAGGACTTCTAGTATAGATAATATCTTCTTTTACCCTTATTAGATTCCTGTCAATATCATATACCAAATGACTTGCCGATGCACCTACAGCATTCTCAACCTTCTCAGAACCTACAGCCTTGATTTGACTATTCTTACTAAGTAGGGCGGATAGCGAATGCTGTGAAGGTATGGCCCTTACATTCTTTTCCTTTGAAAGTAAATCGGCAACGGCTTCCTTAGTCATAGCACCGTAGTTCCATAAGAGTTCTACTATCACTCGCCGGATGCGACGATTGTTAGCACTCATATAAATATATCCACGATAGTTTAACTATATCAATCGTTCTCCATAGAGAGGAACATTGAGGCTTCTGCAAAGGATTGATTCTCAGGCGCATTACCATCAACGACGAAAGGAATACCGGAAGCGTAGGCGTAATAGAATATAATAGGACCACAAACAAGTAAGAAGAATCCAATTAGTATAAACAAATCAGTTAGTATTATCTTCAATTCATTCATCATAGCCATTTAGTGACCTTCTGCCTCCGTTTCTTAACTCCCTTCGGCAAACTTTCCGAGTCATTAGAGCGTATAATATTAGCGACGTTTTCGTCACACTGGACTAGCCTTTCCCAGTGTTTATCATTACTCCTAAATATACTAGGCACAGTCTTTCCTTCCTTAACTTTCTTGGGATAGTTTATTGTTTTACTTTCACCCTTAATTCCATAACATAAGATTGCATTAGTATAATCGTCGGACAAATGTTTGTATGTCTTACTTATCCTACGATACAATTCTATATCGTTATTGTTCTGTCTAACGAATGACATAGATAGAGGGACTGGAACTCCTTTCATTACCTTGTAAACTCTCCTTCTATCGGACCATGAGAAGAGTGCCTTGACCCATCTAAAGTTAGTAGGCTTCTTCTTCATTGACTTATCTAAAACAATATCATCTTCTAATCCTTTAGGGATTGAAATATTCTTATCAGTCTCGACTACCAACCTACCACTAACCAAAGGTAGCCACTCCTTAATTTCTTTAGACGTTAAAGAACCTAACAGGATGTATGTAGTATCTTTATCGGATAGGTCGCAGTCTATATTCTTATACATAGTAACGTGCTTACCTTTTCTGAATACCGAGGCATCCCTCGTAAAAATTATTACCCCCATTTTTTCTCATTCTCCTTTATTAACAAAGAAATAAGCATTTGTTTCGTAGATAAAATCCTTGAGCCTAGCATACTGAGATTTACTCATACCCCATGCTTCATATATTGATGTGCTTTGAATAGAATAACCGTTAATATACCATCTAATTCCTTTCGCGGTAATCATAGCAACAAGACCGTCATCATACATGGCTTCGCATAGTTTACCCATCTCATTTTCTTTAATCGCTGTTCTATATAATCTACGGTTGGGCTTACTTCTCCACGATTTCATTCTATCACCTCAAATGAAGCGTCAATTATTGAAGGTGCTTTCAGTGCGGCCATTTGTAATTCAAATGTATCTAACAATTGAGGGTGGTCTTTCAAAGTCTCAACTAATATTCTAGTGATGTGTTGGGTCTGTGCCTGTGCTAACATTAACTGTGAATCTACTCCAATCTCCTTCTTCAACTGACCTACTAACTTTAAGGAAGTATTGGCTTGACCTATTAATTTGGCAGCATCAGAAACGAAGTCCGATGTAATCGCCCCACCCTGTAGTTGCTTCTGTTCCTCTAGTTCATTTAGATACCCTTGTATGCGTATTACAATATCCTCTGCTGCGTCCAAAGTAGAAATAGACTGCACCCTAGCACTCTCTATATGTTGAGCCTCCTGTGGGTCGTATTCTATATGGTTGTCAAGATGTTCAATGACGGTTCCTTCCTCCCAACCATACTTGGCTTCAAGGTATGCGGGTTCGTAATCTTGATTCTTCAATGCCAATTCAAAATCCTTCCTCAATGTATGTTCGCAAAATGCACAACCTCCATCAAGAACCCAACGCAATACTTCTATGGCGAAAGCATCATTCTCTTTAGATAATCTTCTTCGTATCTCAATCTCTCTTTTCATTAATCATACCTCCATAGGTTAGGCTCTTTACTGTTTACTCTTTCTACGGCTATAGTATATCTAGGGTGTCTGAGTAAAGCGTAATGTAATGATACCGCTTGATTCCTTGTAGTGCTACCCTTAACGTAGATTGAGTTGATAAACTTATTACCGTTCCTCAATACTAAACCATGTAACACTTGTGTTGTGTTAAAGGTCTTACCTTTATTCTTTTCACCGTATCGGTTCAAGGCATCATCTAGAAACTTACCGTTCTTACTCATCCCTGTAACACCCCAAACTAGAAATTAACGCTCTCCTTTCATTTACCATTTCAGTATTAGTCCAGTCGAAACTAGGGTCATCGTCAAAGTAACTATTATACTGAGTCATATTACACGTAAATGTTTTCGGTGTTGTATTATGGTTGGTGAATACAGGATGTCTAAGCATCTTAGACCGTAACTTACTGTATGTCGAAGAACCCCTACATTTTCTATATAGTTTCCCCGACTTGGTAGTCATGTGTTGAAACACCTCAGAAGCCGAACAGGGTCGTTTGACCTTCATCAGATACCTAGCGGCAGCCTTGACAGTATTGTTCTGTTGGCTCATACTCCTTTTAGATAGGTGGCCGGATAATCTCTTACTCATTGTTTTACCCCCCATTCTATTTCTTCGGTAACTGCCGGGTGTCCGAATCTACAAGTAACTCCTTTGCGCCCTCTTCTCTTTACATCAGGTTCGTATTCGACATACCACGATTGACCTTGCAGGTTTTCCACAATCCACCTCTTAGCGGATTGATAATCACCGTTAGTAACCATGCGAGATACTTCCTTGACAACCTGAGACTTAGATAAATCTTGCATCCAAAATGTAGTCTTGATTAATTCGGTATCGGCATCCATCACTCTTCTTCTTTGAGTTAGGCTTTGAGATAGAATACTCCTTAAAGTATCATCCATAGTTATTACTAAAGGAACATTACCTCTATACTCAGGTTGCATCATGTGATAACCTATAGCCAACCTTCGGAACAGGTCTGCCTCATAAGACCTTACGCTAGGTCTATCAATCCACTCGGCTATATCATCATCAAATAGAATACCGCTAGGAGGATTACTAACCGCTTCTAACATACGGCTTTGAATCCATTCCTTGATTGCTATATTCTTTCCCGCCAATTCTATTCTAGTTTCCCTAGTCATGTTAGACTGTTTGTGTTGCGCCTGTTTAAACTTCAACTCTTTCTCAGGACTCATCTCAATATCAATAATAAAGAATCTTCTATCTAACCCTGAATCTAATTCAAACCTAGCAGGTTGTGTAGCAGCCCACATAGTATAACGGGTAGTGTATTGCACCCATCCCATCTTCAATGCCTTCTGAACTCTACCATTATCTAGGGACGTAAGTAACTGATTCTTCATGTCTAGGCTATGGTCTTTCTTAGACGCATCAGACATAGAAGAGAACTCCTCAAACCCTAAGAAGCCACCGCACATCTCTCTAGCAATAGGGCGACCTGCTATATCTCCTAATTCGTTTAGACTTCCAAACATACCTGCCTCGGTAATAGAGTTAGCCCCCATCATTGTCTTGTAGCCATGTCCTAAGTCGGCGTTAGTAGAGTGTAGTAGTCCTGTGCCTTCTGCTAGAAAAAGATTGATTAGAACGGACTTACCGCTACCCTTTGCACCCCTCATTAGAATATGTATTCTAGTATCAGGTAGTTGGGACATAGGCGTATAGAATGGCATATTGTTATGCCTCAACGGACAGTTATCAATAGTGAAATCTAGGTCAGGGTCTAGTAGTGGGTCCTCCGGGTCGAAGTCACACCTACTGCACTTGTTTAGAGCGTTGAATAAGTGACTACCAATACTACAGATGAAAATTGGTATCTTATCTTCCACATCTACATAATAGTTTCTTGAAACGAAATCATTCACCTCGTTAAAAATATTCATTCCCAATCACCTATCATTCCTTGTAAAGTTTGGGCTGAAAGTAATAAGTCGCGTATTCTTTCATACTCAGACTCGATATACTTTAAGCCGTATTTCTCTTCTATAAGACTGAGCATAGTATCTGTTGATATTTCATCCACTGGTGTATCTGCACCTTGACAAACCATAATAATACTTTTAGCGTCAGTAAAGGCTTCAAACATATCAGCAAATACCCATGATATAGGCACAAGGTAAACATCTTCTTCCATTTCCCTTTTCTGTAAGTTTGTATTCACTACATACATATCACTACTATTCCACTCATACTCAATGTATTCTCCATTCTTCAATACATCAATCCTACTACTGTATCTCTCCAACGTGTCGCTAGTCATAAAGAACATTTCAGAAGGATTGTATTGCTTTAACGATAAAATTACATCTCTAATAATCGGGTATGTGTATAACCACGCATTTCTATTGTAGCCTTCTTCCAAAGTAGGTTCTATCGGGAAAGTATTACTTATCCTAAGAATAAGGATGCTATCGTTTTCCTCGTTCTTTCTTTCATACAATCTCCACTCATGCCATACTGGGTCGGGTATTGCTGATATTGCTTCTACGTTCATCAGTTTACTGTATACACTAGCAACGTGTGAATCTTTACCATCAACTAAACTAGACCCTGCTAGATAAGATGCACTACCGTATTCGTCTTGGGAGTAAACTATTAATTTTACATCTCCCTTGAAGAACGGTTTCGCGTTACTGTTGTGCCACACAATTTCTGTGTCTTTCATTTGCTCTATATATTTCATAATATCACCTGCTATATTTTAACGGGGGTTCATGGGGCATTTAATTCTTTTTTTGATTTGTAATTCCCTAGAAAGAATAAAACGCTATACTGCTCTATTGTTTCTTTTATTTTTATTTATTTCAAAGAGAGTAGAGAAAGGAACTATTCCTTTACTACCTTTGAACAATAAAAAGAATTACAAAAAACGCCCTACTGCGCCCCATTAATTCTTTCTGAACGTCCTCCTAACATCCAAAAACATTTCATGCATCAATCTATTTCTGTCATGTCTAACCAAGTTATTGATGCGAATACTATGTTTTACATGACCCGACAAAACAGGATAGAGTCTATCGGTAAAGTCAGTCTCTACTACTACCGGACACCATTTTCTAGTCTCTTCGATACCTGCGTGTAAATCTCTGATTACTCTTTCTACCTTGAAAGCATCTTCAAAATTAACATTCTTAGCAAGTGTCGGTTGTATGAAATAATTAGATACAGCCCACACATAAGACTCATCTACTGATTTGTGTTGCTTCTGCATTACATTATATTTACCGTTAATGTATGTATTGCCATCATTCAGTATTTCCATCTCAATCTCATCTGAATATTGTGAAGTAGCAATAAGTTTTACTGAGTCATCATCATAATTATATATCTTAGGAGTATATCCTAGATTCTCAAGTAAATCTACACAAGCGTTCAAATCGTGAGAATCCTGTATACCCTTCGTGTTTATACTCGTAATTACTTTATGCCCTGTTGTAAGTATTCTGAATCTACCTGTCAAAGTTTTAGCCGAACCTTCTAAAGTCATCCAGTATTCGAGAGTTTCTTTTAGTGCCATTCTCTTGTAGATTGCCATGAAAGCCTTATGACCCATACTACTATCCAATAGACCCGTTAATAATGATTTGATAACTGCTCTATCTACAATATAGAAAGTCTGTCCTTTCATTTCTAGTTCAACAAGTGGTTGCCATATACTTCGGTTCTGTTTACCATTTCTAGCAGCACTAGCATAATGTATACTACAAGACTCTACATCCAAAAATAAATTGTTCTGTATATCATTCTTGTATGGTTTTAGATTAAAGTCTGAATCAAACATATCATCCAAGTTATTAACCCATGTCATAGTTTCACCCCCAAAGAAGGGGTGTGACTACGCCTATATGAAAGACAAACAAACAAATGCACAAAACGAGCAAAGGAAAGGCGTAGCCACGATGCTATTGAGGCAATACCTTTGTCGCTGTTCTGATGGTAGTTCATGCCGTAGTTAAATGTTACTACATCGAAGAATACTCTTGAGTGTCCGATTATTCTCATCATGCTAACCACACTCCCAAACCCGCTAGTAGTATTCCTATAGCGATTCCTCTACAGATGAAAGAAAATATCTCAAAGAAATAATCTTTTAAGGTTGATTGTATCATTCTTCTCCCTCCTCAAGATGCTGTCGAAGTAACATATCATTGTAGGCCGCTATACCTTTCTCGAACTCTCTTACAACGTCTTTCATTCTTCCTCGCCTCCACAGTAAACTAGAGAATTACGATGACACTCATCACAGTCTCCGTCATACATAGTCGGTTCAATATTATCCCCGTAGTTGTAAGGCACATCGTCTATCGCTAGGCATACAGCACATACGTTAGATTCACCTTCTACCTCATCTGATACACGATACATCCCCGTTATACACGGTTTGTCACCCTTATACCAAAATGTGTTCATCAATTCAATTCCTTGTTTAAGTTTCATTCTTCTTGTTTTCATTTTAATTCCTCCAATAATTTTTCCGTATATACAATTGCATCCATCAGTTCTTCTTGGAAATGCTTTAACCATTGTTCTATACTTAGGTCACTTCTTTCCATAGTAACCCCATACTTATTTTTACCGACTGCTGCTCTAGCCTGTATCTTCTCACATACTTTATCCTCTATTCTACTCATCATCATTCCTCCTCGTAAGGTTCGTCTAAATATTCGTGGTCGTATGAGGTCATGCTATCAGGATAAGGCATCATCTAATCCCTCCTATGACTTTCCAGTAATCAGGTTCGCTATCATCTTCCGGTCTTTTATTTTCTTTGACGACGTTAGAATAATCCTTAATCAATTTACGATATGATTTCACACTATCCTTAGTTCTAGGTGCAGCAACCCCTAACCACGCCCAACCTTCATGTATTATACATCTAAGATGGATTAACTCCTCTTCTAATTGCTCTCTCGTATAATAATCCAATCCGGCATCTGCTTTTATCTTGATAGTAAGTTTCTCTCTAGGACTTACATATTCTCCTATCTTAACCATACTAAGCACCTCTCTCTACCCATTCCATATAGGCTTCATAATCAATCATGTGGTAGGTCTTTAGGGCTACCTTCATACCAGTGTTTCTGATGAACTCAGAACGTATACCCTTGCAGCCTCTCATCAGATTACTAACACTCCTTTGGTTAGAGGTATTCAGTCTAGGCGACCGTTCCTGTAGTTTATCTACAATCTGCTGTGCAGTCAATGCTTCATCTACCGATGAAAGTATTGTCCCTATCTTCTTCCTTCTGTTTATCTGTTTTCTTTTACCCATGATTACTCCTCCTTTTGTTGTAAAATACTTTTAACCGGAAATAAACTATTCTTACTTTTGAGATACATTATCAGTAGTTGTGTAGACATACGCTCTAACGCTATACAATCCAAGTATCTAACGTATAACATATCTATCTTACCATCAGTCAATTTACTACCCACACAAAGGTGTGCAATCTCTTCCGACATAGATGCTCTAATCGTAGCATAATTACTGTTTGCCTTTAGTATATCCTGTGCTTTCTTTTTTACGAGAGTATAAAACTGTTCTTTAATTTTATATTCGCTGTCTGTTTTAGATGAAACATATAAATCTCCATCTTCTAGAGATAACTGTTGTCTATGCAACTCAATAGTTTGGTTCGGAAAGCGTTTTACATTGAAATTATTTAATAAGATTTCTTTAACAATATATGTAAAGTATTCATCCATATCCGCAAAAGTATTTATTGTATTAGTAGACGACATTCGTTCTTTTTTCTTCACCTCTGTAACAATCCCTTCGAATACCGCATCTACAAAATCCTGTGTAAGCGCAGCATCCTCGCTTGTTTTATTCGTGTCATAATCATTCGCTATAGAATCAAACCAGTCTACGAATAGGGGATTGAGTTTCTGAGCATTTTGCTCGTAACTAATTCTCATACCTCTTGAATCCTCATACTTTTTGATATATGTATTTGGTCTAGGGCTTATTTTAAATATAGGACATTCTTTGTAATTAGCAAATGTAATTGCATGGTCTTGGTATTTCACGAAAAGTCTCGCGCCGTCCTTTAATTCATCCTTAGTGTAATTTTGCATCAACCACGTTTTCATCATATCTTCGTCAATTTGATGATGACCCTTGTAAGGACAACTATATCCTACTGTTCGATGTATAAAATATTTATCCGGGTTGTAATCCATGTGCCATTTATACACAGGTGTAAAAACAGATACCATTAAGAAATCATGGAAGCAATTAGATTGACCGTTTACTAATCTTTTACCATCTTTGTAATCCTGTTTAGTTTTCCTAATAGTTATCCAATCGCTTTTACTACCTAGAGTTAAATCAACCCCCATTTCATCTCTACTAATCCCTAGTTTTCGCATAGTTTTGGCGTTCAGTGTAGTTCGCATCATCAGAACCACCCTCCGCATTTACCACATATGATAGGATGAGTCGGCATCTCAAAACTGCGCTCGGCTCTACCACAAGTGCATTTACTATCATCATTAAAGATAAAGTCGTTATCTCCAAAAACCATTCACTCTTCCTCCTGTAATCTTTTAAGGTTTAATCTACGGACTTTATACTTCATGTTGTATCTGTATCTCTGTGCTGCTTTAGTCATTGTTTCACCCCTTTCCTTGATATTATACTAGGAGAGGTTTTCCATACTCCACCAATCGGTATAACTCTTTTACCGTGACCTCTTCCGTAACTTCTTTCCTCAGTCGCTTTTATCGCAACTGTTTTTGTGTTAATTTTAACTACAACACCTTCCGTCATTTTTCCATCATTCAGGTTCTTCCTACCGAATCTTACTTTCATGCCTATTTCAATATCCTCTATATTCATTCTATATCACCTACTGTAAAGATAGTTCCTGATTCTAAATGTATGTCGTAACCAGTTCCTCTATTTGTCAGCGCATCAATTTTTGTTATGTCAATACTAGTGTGACCCGAATGTGTACGGAATAATAAGTACCTTTGGGGTTTACCAAAGATAGTAGCGGGGTTGTATTGGTACGCATCTTTACATTCAAGTACAGATTGTATAAGCATCTGCACATCTCCTGTATTTCTCATTGGACCCTCAACTAGTTTAAGGTCTATACTACTTTTCCTAAATGGTGTATTCTTTAGTGTCATTCTACATCACCGACCCTTTTAGGAAATCCTCCTATAACATCCCAGTGTAACTCTAAGTTCGTTTGTGAGTTCCATGTAGGGTTGCCGTCTGTTTTCCAAAGTATAACCCCTGAGTCAGTCACTTCATAACCTACTACGCTTATTTCAACGCCGTTATGTTTATTTTTGAATTGACAATCCCTATAGTCATTCATCCCAATTGGTATTGGGGCATTCGTTCTTAATTCATCTTTTTCTTCATCACTCATTATCGGTTCTCTCATTATATCAACTCCTCGTTGTTACTTAGTTTTAGCGACTCGGCCCTAGCCTTTAAGGGTGTCGCACCCCTTTCGATAAATAGGTTATACACTCTAAGTATCTGTGCTTGTTTACTCATAATCTTTCTACTTGCCATGACTCTCTCACGACAAGTATGCAAGTCTCTCGGTGCATATACTATGCCGTGTTCATTGGTATCTTTTACGGCCTCGAATAATACATTAGTCCTTAAAAGACTTGATACTTTATTTATATCGTAAAACAGTTTTCTATGATTCTCATTAAGATAATTATATACTTGTTTTACGCTGAAAGTATCTTGGTCTGTCCTCATCATATAGAAATACATTGTTTCATTCAAGGATAATCTATTGTTCCAATCCAAAGTCGGCTCTACTTGCTTCATTCTACCCACCTCCAATACTTGCTCATGTTCTCCAGTTGGCTTGTGCTGATGGAGGAAATCTCTGATAAGCCTATCGGATTCAGGCCCACAAGATTTGCTTGGTTTTTGATTACAGCACATCTCATACGCTTTAGGAATGATTGATGCGCTTCTTTCATTTCTAATAATGTCGTAGTCTTTGTATTGAAATCTTCTACGATTCTTAGTGCTTCTTTGTAAACTTCGTGTGGATGAGCGATTATAGGTTTTGTCAATTCACGTATATGTCTATATTCATGGTAATAATCGCGGGTGTATAAATAATCACTAGATACTATCAAACTATTGTCTATTTCTTCATCAGTCATTTCAAGTAACTTTAATCCCTCTTCTATTTCTTCTCTTTTAAAGTTGATTTCTATAAGGTTTCGAGGAAAGTAACTATTAGTGTATTCAACGTAATTAGTAATTGCTTTGTTCAGATGTTTGTAATGCTGTAAGTTGTCACCAAATATTAGTCTTTGAATATCTTCATCTTCGTTTCGGACTGAACGTAACAGGTGATTAATTCTTTCAGCGCGAATCCAAAACTCAACACTCCATATATCTAGATTCACTTCGCCCCATATTTTTGTAAAGTGTTTTTCTATACGATTAGCGAGGTCCTCAAACTTTCCTATATTTATTTCAATATCTGCTACTAAAGCCCTAATACTATTATGATGTATTTTACCGTCGCTAGACCTGCGACCTCTATAATACTCATCGTCCTCGTTTTCAACTGGTCTAGCCCGTTCTAATGCTTCGATAGTTTTTCGCATAACAATATTATTATGTTTCTTAAGTTGTTCTACTTTCACGTAACTCTCGAAGTCTTGTTCTTCTAGAACTTCTATGCGATTTGTAAATGTTTTCACGTTTAAACTAATAGCGTTATTCCTTCTTTGCCCTAACCCTGATGTGTTACCTATCTTAGTATAACCACTAAGTGAGTTCCAACCGATGTTATCTCTTTTATCGTGACTAACTATAAGATAGTTGTATTCAGGACAGGTCTTACTGAAAGACCTTACTGACATTTTGATTCTTCGTAATTTCTCTAGAAAATATTCGGTGTTTATTTTATTTAAAATATCTTTGTGCAATCTCGCATTGACTTCTGCTAGTGGTGGCAACGAAACTATATCTTCGTATCTATCCTTTGGTTCGTAACCCAAAACAATACTAGGAATATAGTAACTTTGTTGCCAATAGAATGTGTGATGATTACCATGAATCGCTGCTATCAAATCTGCATCAGTGAACTCAAGAACGGACTTCATGTCGAACTCCGTTTTATTTGTCATGGCCCTCCTCGTTTCATAATTATGTTTCCAGTTTCTCAACTCTTTTAGAGTAGACATGAATCTATATAAATCCCATGCTGCAATATCTACTCTTACTGATTTTTGTTGAAAGAATCTAAGATATGTTATTTTAGGGTCCAATGTATATGCCCTGTCATCAAAGCCTAAACTATTTTTTAGTATATCACTAAACCTATCAAAATTAATAGATAGGTGATAATTATATTTTGTAATCTCTCTATACATCGAAGTTATACGTTGAGTAATTCTTTCGCCGACCCTACCTGTAGTTAAGTGTCTAGTTGTGCTAGTATGAATGTTGCCTAGAGGCACTATCAATGAATCTAAAAATAGTTCAGACTCTAAATCAAGTGCGCCATGAGTTTTTTCATAATCATATTCACTCATTGTTTCACCTCTTCAACATTATCAACAACACGTATCGAACCAATACCAACCTGTTTAAGTGTTCTGCGGTTATACCACTGGCCGTCATGTTCATTGTAGACCGCCTGAATATATTCACTATGCACACCCCATGTTTTCCCTACAGCATGAGTTCTTTTTCTGCCTCGCAGTTCTAACGACTTTATTTCGTATACAGTATGCTGAGTCCATTCACCCTTCTTTCTAATTCGGCTTGAAAGTATTTCTCCCTGAGTCCATTCACCCTTCTTTCTACCGAACAATACTTTAGAGCCTATACTAAACTTATTCATTCTTATTTCATTCTTCCATTCTTTTGTTCTGTTCATTTTACCACTTCCGTTTTTTTTGAGAGGTTTCGTCCCTCACGTTCTAAATTAGGGGTTGCCACTATATCAACCTGTTTACCATGCCAGTATGCTTTTCCCTGATTATAATACATATCTTGTATTTTCAATCTAACAACCCCATTTCTTCCATTTTTTTTAAGGTGTTCATCTGCCAAGACTTGTGCAACAAACTTGGATTATTCTTTGACTTTATCCTACTCATTTATTCCCACCCCGAAACTAAATTACTTCTGAGGTTTTTGATATTGAATACTTTACCTGCTAAAGTAATCTCTTCTAACTCCCTGAGTCCATTTGTATTTCCGGGCGGGCCATTTTTCAAGTCCTCCGAAAGTTGTCGTATGATACCTGCTCTAATATTACTGTGTAATGTATTTAATTTAGTGTGTAAAATATTTCTCTCATAAGAGTTTGGTAATTCTTTGATGTCTTTACCCCAATCATACGAAGTGCAATTTTTTATTATATTAGGGTATCTTTTAGCGATTGCTGAATCAGCATTCATTTGAGTCTTTTTGAGATTAACTAGGTCATACACACAGCATTCATTTGCATCCCAATGAATTATTCCTAGAGTTAGTAACTTGTTACTAACTCTATCTATACCGTCGTTTATTATTAATTCAGAGGCACGAAGTTTAAGTGCATTCGTATCTTTAGAATTATTCATTTTTCTTCACCTCACAGCATGGGGCGTAATTGTTTTCGCTACAGCCTTTACAATGTCTCCAATGATTTAGAGGGACTATCTCTCCATACTGGCAGTAGCCCATAGATAACTCACAAGTGCCTGTTTGATAATAGGTACAGTGAGGACAGCCTCCATCAAGTTTTCTTTTACTACTCATTCATCATCACCTACAAACATATCACCTATATGCAAAGGCGGCTCAGTATATCCAAACGCTTTTTCAAAATTATATGAACTAACCCATTCTTCGTATTGTTCGTTAGTAAGTTTTTTTACTATATTTAGAGGGATTACTTTAGGGTGTATTTTATTTTTGATTACTCTTACAGTCCAGTCATCAGACTCTTTGCAGTTCATAACATAATTGTAATCTATATCAATCTCCGCATCTTGTAGACTTGTAACTAGACTTTGAGTTGCATAAGCAGCCATCCTCATAACAAATGTTTTAGAGTCTATTTTACTTACATTAGTTTTGAAGTTTATATCTTGCATACGTTCTAATGACTCCATAGTTTTGTAGTGTTTATGAAAGTTAGGCATAAGGGTTGCGTAGTAATCATACAAATGATGAATCCTAATCCATATTTCTTTGAGGGACATATCATTCATGTTTTGTATTCCACAAGCCTCGGCTACTCTAGCCAATTCTAAACTTTGATAGACCTCGACTTCTACAGGGTCGGCAAGCATGGCCCAATCATCAGACGGGGTGTTCCCCTCGATAGGCTTGGTGAGATATTTTCTTACAGATACTTCCAACGGCATTATATCCACCTCTGAGTAATTGCATCATCTATTTTATAGAGAGCAAAGGAAATACTACCGACAAGGTGATAACCCATATCCATACCAACCCCACCTACTTTTATTCCACCGTGTATGTTGGAAGTTTTCCAATCCAATATTTTTGATACTAAATATGTGTAATCATAAGGTCTGTTATCAATGATACATATAACAGATATATACCTAGTCATGCCCGATTTTGTAACGTGGTTCAGTTTTGTATAGATTATATTACCTGCATCTTCCATAACTTCTTTCATCCTTAAAACATTATCATCAGACATTTTAATCGTGCCTCCTACCTGCGTGTGGTAAATCTATTTCTTTGATAGGCCATATAGTTTTTATCGAATCCAGTTCTTTTTCTGAGAAGTAACCCAACTCTTCTTCAAAGCCTTGAACGAATCCGAAGTGATTACCGTCATCGTTTAGTTCTGTGGCGAACCAATACCAACCGGAGAAAGATTCCCAACCCTTGAGAACTGGTGCGTCTCTATCCATATATTTTGAGGTCAAAAATAGTTTACCCTCTTTAGTAACTAACTTTGTGCTACTCAAAGGGATTCCTCCCAAAGTAACTCGTCAATCATTTCTTGTTTCTTGTTTTGCGTCATATTTTTTTGTTTTGTATATTTCACTTCAATCCCTCCTAAAAGTTATTTTAATGGTGATAGTAATTTCTCACAATCACTTTCCGCCGACAGCCCGATTTTTTGAATCGAGCGAATCGCTACGGGTTTTGTGAGATGCCCCCACCGAGCCGAAGCCCGGTGAGGATTTAGGTAATTCCGTCATACTTTTACTGCTAAAGTATTAAGCAGTTACTTCAAGCATTTCTTTGGCTAGTTCCCAACCTTTCCTCTTCTGTCTAGCACCTTGACCGAACATTGATGACTCTTGCTTTTTGATAGCAAGGGCTTGCATCTTTGCATCGTCGGCATTTGCTTTACCGTCACGCACCGCTTTAGGCACTGTTTCGATATGGTCTAGGTATTCTGTGAGAGAATTATATGCGGCCCATAGAGTCCCTGCCATTTTACCGACACGGTTGGTTTTCTTCTCTAGCAGTTTCTCGCATTCTAAGATTTTGTTCAGACCTTTGGTCGAGTATTGGAATGAGCCATCGGGCTGCTCTTTTGATTCTACCCCTAAAGCATTTGCGAAGTAATCGCGCATTTCCGTTTTCTTCATCTTTATACTGAGCATAGATTCAGCATCAGCACCCCACTCGTCGAACTCATCAACCATCAATCCTAGAACTTTACGAACATCGTCAAGTTTGGCATGAACCTGTCCGGTATGTCTGACGCTGTGACCTGCGCCGCCGCTTTGACTTAGAGCCATCGTTAAAGTATTATTACAAACTACACGTATAGGTGTGAGCATGAACTTGATTGCACCTGAACCGTCATGCGTATTGCTGATTAGTATGTAACAGTCAATTTTATCTTTACCCATGATTTTAACTTGATACGGTATCTTTGCTAATACCCATACTCTCTCGCCGTTACCTAATGCGCCACAAACCTCAATCTTTGCCTCTTGACAATTTGTAAGTTCATCTAAGAACTCGAATGCCTCGAAGTTTTGAAACGGCTTCCAAACTTTGCCGACTGTCTTACCGCCTTTCGTCAATGATACCATGTCGCCGTCTAAGTCCCTACGGAATACACCGAAGGTATCAGGAACGGTTACGTGTCTCTTGTTTTGTTCGTCATACACTTGAAGCGGTATTTTTTCTACAAGCCAGTTAAGACGCGCCGCTTCCAACGCTTCTGTTCCTGTCATTAGGTTAGGACCTACGTCCTGACCTAATCCATGCCACGGGGTTCGCCCCGACCATGCTGTCATCCATTCGTCATTTTTATTTTTCGCTAACTGGTGTGCCATTTTTTTCACTTCCTTATTTTTTTAGTGGTAGCCTTTTTTTTTCGCTGACCTGTTGAGAGTGGCGAACTCTCTTAGTTTGGCGGCTAATACTTTTGCCCCTAATATAATTAGGGGTTGCCGATATATAACCCTGCCGATTTACTTTTGCCGTGAATCTAATTATCACCCTGTAAATCCTTCCTATAAGGTGCCATCAACAGTTCAGCCTTTTTTTTTCTTTGAGTTAGACAATACTTAACGTCACGCCTACAACTATTACAGAATCTAGGTTTACCTGCGCCGTCTTTACACAAGTAAAAACAACCGCCGTATTTTTTTGTGTGCCAGTCCCAATATTCTAATATTTCTTTTTCAGTTACACTAATCATTTATTCTTCCTCCTCAAATCCTTTCATCATTAAATCATCTCCTTCTTCCACTCTTCCATGAGTGGTTCGATTGTGTTCAGCAAGTTAGTGTTCTCATCAAGCCAAGTCCACAAGCATTCGTATTCCCAATCAGCCTTGCGTAACTGCTCATTCTCTGCGAGTGATTCGTTGTATGCTTCAAGTAGTTCCACCAAATCTCTTCGGCTCATGTTGTCTAAATCGTCTGTGTCAATCTTAAGTTCTTTTGCTGCTTCCTCAATTCTTTTTTGTGGATGCCGACTATGTTCAATTATAGGTTTTTTTCCACGACCAAAACAAGATTTGAGTCTAAAGTCAAAACCTGATTTCTCTAACACTTCGCTCGCCGTTGGTTCATTTTCATTTTCATTTTTTTCTTCATTCATTTATTCTTCCTCCTTAGTTTTCTCAAATAGATAGGTCGAGAAGCCACTCTTACACGCGCACCTGTAACAATAGTCCCGCGCGTAAGTTTTACCTGTCTCGCTTGATTGAATTATTACTTCAAGGGTTCTTTTATTATTACAATCGAAAGCGTCGCATCTCAATTTGAGTTTTCTGTCACCTCTCGGATATTGTGAATAGACTAATCTTGAGATTTCTCTAATGTAGAATCTAGGATTATTTTCTATGTAATCCAAAATGAAAAGATTAGTATTAAGAAGATGAGGTAAGGCATCCGGCAGCATCAAAGCAACTCCCCGAATGGATTACAGTCATCTGAGCATACGCCCCACTGATTACCTAGTGCGCCGTGATTACGGCCCGAAGGAGTATCAATTTTAGGGTATTTGATTTCGCACTTACAGAAAGGACAAATCTCTTTAGCCATTCAAAGCCACCTCGCATCAACTAGTCGTCGAGGTGCGCCCTTGATTGGGCAAATGTAAATCAGACCCCTGCGGGTATTTTTTAGGGTTAAAGTATTTGCATCAATTTTGTTGATACGCAATTCTCTAATAATCAGGGAGGACACTTCGATATGAAGCCCGAAGGGTGAGGAGGGATTTTCACCCTCACTCATTTTTCCACCCCACACACAGGACAGCGCATATCTCCGCCTGTTAATCTGAATTGATTTCTGTCATCGGGACATTTACACTTCATGCTTTCACCTCCGAACTAAATCCTAAATCTTCTAAAACTTGCTCGGCTAATACTTCTTGAGCCATACCAATAAACGGATAAGCCGAATCCGCGCCGGACGCATGACGACTCTTCCAAGTTATCAAATCTTGAGCCTTTGCTTCTACTTTGTCAAGATTGACAACTTCAATTTTTCTGGATTTGTGGTAATAATCTTGATACCTGTCTTTAGCATCTCGAACGATACCTGCTCTAGTTGTATTGTCTAGCAGTGAGAACATCACAAAGGGACAAGGACAATTAGCCTGTGTTTTTGGCAGCCTGTCAATTTTTTGCTGAAAGTGAGAACGGATTCTTTCACCGTCGGGATTTGCTTTGACTAGAATGTCAATCAGATTTTCGTTGTTGAGATAATCAACAACCATCTGAAAGAGGCAAATATCGTAAGCGGGAATATCCCGAATTACCACACTCATTGAACCACCTCGTAAGCCAAAGCGACCTTGCCAAATAGTGCCTCGAAGTTATCTTCTACTGCTGCCTCATACACGCTCTTGCGTGTGCGTTTTTCATAGATAGGGTGGCTGTCATTATCTCGAATAACCCATGTGCCGACATTGGTTCTTTCTAACATTACTTCAACTCTGAAAAGAGTGTTCATGTCTATGTTCATGTATGGTCTGTAGATTGTATCTAGTGCATCAGTCTCTTGACGGCATTCATTACATATGGTTGCGGGATAGAATCTATCGTGGGACAATTCTATATTTTTCGTAATCAACAGAACGTGAGTTCTCTTGAACTTCGGTGCTTCGATGTCTAAACTACAACATGAGCAAATGAAAGGATTAATCCTCTCATGGTAGAACGTCTTTCCCTTAACGTCCTCCAATACCTCTTCCGGGGAAGAGGGCAGTCTTGTGTGTGCCTCTAGGTGGGGTGTATACCTTGCCATATATATTCATCTTAGTCTGCCCTTATAACTGCTTCTATACCCCACTCTGACTTTTGTAACCTTTTTTTACATGGTCTTAGCGCGATTTACTATATCTAGTTTCTTTTGTAACCTTTTCTTACTAGGTCTTTATTATCAACTTGAAAGTATCTTCCTTTAGAGTGTATTCTAAACCTAGAAACAAACCCTCTTTTAATTTCATACAGATACAACCAATCTTCTGTAACCTTTCTTTTGTAACCTTTAGAAAAGCCTACTGCATTCACTAGGTCACTAGTTTTGTTGGCAACTGCTTTTGTAACTTTTTAGATTCATCTTGAAAATAGTTTAAAGGTTACAGTTTTTGATTCAAAGGTTACAAAAAATAGTTACAAAAATAACCACTTGCTGTAGACCTTTTGTAACCTTTAAGCAGGTCAAAACATTTGGTAATAGGATGGCTGAGATGCGTGTCAAAAAGTTACAATATAGGCGCAGCACTTGATTACTTTTGTAACCTTTTTTAGATGCGCTACTTTTGGGGTGAAAATAACTTTTTTTTACGCGAGGACTTTTGTAACCTTTTTGCTTTTGTAACCTTTTTACTTTTGTAACCTTTTCAAAAAACTGGTGTAAAAACTACACTAGGTGTATGCGCCACTTTTGTAACTTTTTTACTTTTGTAACTTTTTTCACTTTTGTAACCTTTTTGAAAATCCACCCAAATAGCCCCAAAAGGTTACAAAAGAAACGCAAAAGGTTACAAAAAAAGGTTACAAAATAAACCACTATACTGCGAGACTTTTGTAACTAATTAGCCCCTCAAAACACTTAGTAATAGCATAAAACGAATGCAGGTCAAATAGTTACAAAAGTAAATCATGACCCTGAAATACCACAATTAAAACACCAAAAACGCTGTACTGCGGCGGTGTAAAAAATGCACCGAAAATAAATACCACAATTGACTTTTGTAACTTTTTTGCTACACTAAGTGTATTTTACAACACTTGCTCTATTTTTTACATTAAGTGTTTTTTTCTTACCTAGTGTGGAAAGTAAAGTCGGCTTTTGTAACCTTTTAAATCGCTTTTGTAACCTTTCCGGGTCCCTACTATACAGCCTTGAGTTGTATAGTGCCTTTTGTAACCTTTGACTTATTGAAAAATCGCAAAAGCAGGTTCAAAGGGGTATGAAAAAAAAGGGCCTAAAATTACCGGAAACCGGAAATAAAAGAGGTGTAAAAACTACACCGAAAAAACCGCTAAATTAGCCTAAAATCAAAGATTAATGTCAAACTGATGTTAAAAAATAGTAAAAACCCAGTAATTAGGCTAAAATCAAAGATTAGGCCGACATTGAAAAAGTGCCTAATTAGGACAGAATCAAAGATTATGGCCGCCTCGCGTCCGCAGTCCATCGAATAGGGTAAAAAAAGCCAGTAATTAGGCCACAAACCCACATTATTAAAAAATGTAAAATAATTATTATTGGGAGAAACTATGCACATTACCGGAATACGGACCGAAAACCAGAACGCACGACTGCATATGAAAAAGTGCGAAATTAGGCCAAAATCGTTCCAGAGTATACTATAAAGTAAAGGGGACGATGAGAGGTCAGGAGGCAATTAAGATGATACTTAATAATTCTAAGATTATGACGCATAAAATGATGAACGCCCCGAAGGAGTATACTTCCTTCGGTATAGAGGAGGTAGCAAATGCACCTTCAAACTGGAGTGATGTTTCAAACGTCACTCAGCAACTAGGTGACAATAAGTTCACTAAGACCCAACTAGTTCATGCTGTCAGAGCAGTAAACAGAATACTAAGACAACAGAACATAAAACCGATAGTAGTAGGTAAGAAATCGAAAGAGGACTTAGTAGACGAGTTAGACCTAGTATGTTACCAAGATACTGAGATGTATGGATTCACAGCAAGAAAGAACAAGAACCTATTACTTACAGTTCGAACATTGAAAGACTTCGCTATGGCAGGTCTACTTACTCAGGAACTAGGAACAAGAGCCTACCTTGAAATTGGTACTGGCAAATCAATCGGCACAGTTAGCAGTATTCACAACAACAAGAAGAGAGCAACTAAGACAATTACAGATAAGGAATATGTTGAAGCAATCGTTACTTCAAGTCACAAGGCCTTCAACAAATCTAACTGGGTGAATAGTGCTTGTGAGACTGAGGGCTTCGTTGGCAAATATGCCCTTGATGGATTCGGCACAGAATCAGAAATAAGATATGCTTGTAATCAGAATCATGAAGCAGTTGAGCAGGGTTCAGATGCTTGGGCTGTATGTGTTTCAGAAGTTACCGGGGTTATGTCCTATGCTGCTAAGAATACTACATCATTCAAGTGTCCTAACTGTAGAGGTCCGGCGACACTGGAAACATACCGACATTCAGTATCAAAGAAGAACGGAACCTTCCTAAGTATGCCATTGATTAAACTAACAGACTCACCATTCAAGACGATTGGTATGAGTGCAAGAACTCACATGGTAAAGAAGGAAAGAACCGAGATGCAATACGATGAGTTAGGTAATCCGATTAAATCAGAAACAATTCAATTCAGTGTAAGAGAGAAAACCGAGACTATCCAACCTCGTCTATACCCGATTCATATTCAGGGTAAAGGTGGCCGTGTTGCTAGAAAAATCAACGGCAAAACCGTTTGGCATGACGTTTACTTTCAACAACTAGTATTCGAGTCGGAAACTGCTCAATCCTTCGCTGTATGGTGTGCCGTTGAGTGCTTCGTTGGAGAAAATCCAGAACACCCTCTAGAGTCAAAGAAGATATTGAATCGAGTATTCATGCCAAGACCTTCAATACTCTCAACTATCCTAGTTAATACCCTATTGAATGATGATTCAATGTCATTTAGTAGACCTCAGAAAGTTGTAGCACTAGATGAGTTAGTTGAGACAACAATAGACACCGTAGAAGATGGGGCGGGGGTGGTCTGAGAATGACTACCTCCCCCCTCACTTCTTATTCTGATTATTATACCCCTATCGAACTTACTCTTGAAGTTCTCAATGCAGTTGTGATTCGTCCTCATAGTGATAGTCAAATTAAATGGTTCGGCCACGAATTAATCAGTTCTAATTATGACTTGAACCATTGTAACAATCATTATCATAATATCAACTACCCTACTCTAGTTAAATTATTCATTGAAACTATAGAACCAATGTTTAGACCTACCATTGAAACAAACTGGCATGAAGAAGAAGTGGAAGTATGGAATACATACCTTGCTCAACTCGAAAACCATGATTACCGAAAACCAATTCCGACTATGTATATTACAGATAATGAATGCCCATATTGTGATTCATGCACACCGGCACCATTTACATTCTCAATAGCACTTGAAATTATTGAATCGGTTGAAGATTGGATGAAAGAAATGGAACATATCAACAACATGGATAATGATTTATTATTGGCAATAATCAGAGTCCGTATTGATGATGAGTTGGAGGTGTGAGATTGACAACCTCACCCCTCACCCCTCCTATCCTCAATCAATGCCTATATTGCCCCGTTTACCTATGGAATCCGGCTCAAATCGTATGCACTGAGTGCAAAAATAGCCGTTTAGCATCTATCCTATGCCATAGTGACGGGATTACGGTTGAGCAATTGCCGTTTCCTAGCCTCTCAAGGTGGATTTAAGGCACTTAATTAACATACAGGTAAAAGTTACTGCCCGACGAAAAAGCCTCCCTTAAATGTGCCTTTAAACGGCCATTTTTGGGAGGTCTAGGTTTTTTGATGGTTTGAGTGAAAACTAGGCATCCAAAACCTACAGATACACCCCTACCCTGAATGGCTACCACCTTTTCAGATTTAAAATAATTTTTTTGAAAAAATATTTTTAGGACACTTATTGTTGGCTTGTATTGGGTTGATGACTACCGCCCCTCGTCATTAGCCCGCTTATACTCCTTACGTTTACCGTTAGGGTATATTCTCACAACTCTACTAACTATACGTCCTTTGTGTATTTCACGGCGAATCCAAGCCGGTATAGATTTAACAGTCATCTGCTTCCAATGTCTAGGAATCTCAGAAGAAAACCTATTGGCAATCTGTTCTGAGTTTTTCCAATCGTTATCAAAGAAACCTTCTTCATACATTTTGTCGAAACTGTTTTGCACACGCACTTTTCTTTTTTCCGGCCCGTGTCTCATTTTCTAATCACCCTACCACCAATACCCGAACCAATACTAGGAAGTCCTTTACTACCACCTAACCATTGACCGGCCTTTAGAGTTTTCATAACTACCGGCATATCCGGTGTTCTGTATGTAAATTGGTCTATTGCATGAGCCAAAGCCATTGTAGTATCGTTGTGCTTACCTAAATCTACAATTAACCCTTCTCTCCAAGCATGAGTTTCTAATTCCTCTAATACTATATTTACTATACGTCTTGTATCGTCACTACCGAAAGGGAATATTACAAGTTCTCTTTCAAACCATACACGCAGACGATTTAACAATCCCTGCTTTAAAGTTCTGTTACTTACTTTACTTTGCCTGTAATCTACCATAGCGCCTTTTTGCACTAACAGACTTTCATACATTTGTTGAAATCCTACATCTTCGGCAGCAACAGGACAGTTACCATATCTTTTTATCAATTCTATTAGAACATCTGCTTGCTTATCCGGCGGAAAGTCATTTCTTCTCCACATATTAACAAAATGAATAAATCCTTCTTCGTCTTGTCTTAGTATAACCATAACGCTGTAATCTTGCCCTAATCCATGTGAAGGGTCAAATCCTATAACATAACGTGAATCATCCCTCTTATCAGGCTCTAGTATGTTATTTATCTTTAGATTCTTTCTTATTAGATTTCTAGGATATACTGCCGACTCATCATCAACAACTTTACACAAATACTCCTGCGCAAACTCTAAATCCCCAATAGAGTTTTTTTGTTCTAGTAAATACTCTATAGGTCTAAGTTCTTCCCATAGTGCCACAGGCTTTATTTTATCGGGGTCTGCCCTCCATTCATCCCAGTTTGGTATAGAGGACCAAATCCCTGTTTTCCAATCATCATTATCTAACATTTCAGTATGGTATATGTCATTCATAGACATAGGAGTTCCTACACAAAATAAACTAGATTTAGGGTCAAGCATAGGCATAACTACTTTACGCAACCAATTTCTTAATTGACCTAAGTTCAAATCTTTTTTAGCGTCTAAAAGAATATCATCTAAAACTACAACGCCCGGATGGTCGCCTCTAATAGCACTACCTACAGAAGTGCATCTAATAACCGCGCCATTAGTGAGATACAGTTCTGTTTTACCACCTCTAGTAGTATCTAAGTATTTACTCAACTGAGGGTGTTTTGTTAAATCTCCTCTAATTTCCGCTAAACGTCTAATTGCAGTATCTCTACTGGCGGAAAACAGCCATGCGTTTATAGGTGCGTTGTTGAATCTGTCAAAAAGTGCCATGTGTAATAACTTAACACCTACAGTTGTGCTTTTAGAATGACCTCTAGGTGCGACTATACATACTTTGTGAACGTAAGAGCCTTTTCTATTGCCATAAAGTTCTAACCATTCGCCAATGTGTTCACCCCAAGTATAACCTAACCAACGGTAAAAATAACCTACGTCATCTCTACTTCTTTCTAATGACAATTCTGTGCTAAAACTCATTTTGGAACTAACCCCTTTTCAAAACAATAAGGACAAACCCTTTCTAACACTTTTGCTCGCATCATACGACTGGAAGCCCAACCGCATTTGGTGCATTTAACAGACTCCCATTTAACCATGTTTCATCACTGGTGCGTATAATGTGCCTATAATCCCATCTTTTTTATCTACTAGGTGAGCAAAAAGACCTGCACGTTCTGTAACAAATCCTTTTCTGTAATGCCATCTATCGTGACCTGCTAAACTAGGCAACTGTATTACAAAACAGCCTCCTTTTTGCATCATGTGCGTATAATGCTTATGTCCGTGAAACCACATTCTGTTAGAGCATTTACCCCATAAGTTTCTTTCTTCATTAGCCATAATCAAAGGCAGGTCTAAACTCTTTACAAAGTCTCCGTGAGTAAAACCTAATAGGTTATTACCCCAAGATACATATTGCCTAGATTTAGGACTAACTAAAACGCTTACATCTTCTACATCTTGATATGCAGCCTGTAAATACAAAGCCAATGCTAATGCAGCAAATCTATCGTGATTACCCGACATAAAGACTATTTCTACTGGCGCTACCTTTCTAAGCATTTCAATATGCTCTTTTGCTAGTTCGCAACCATTCATTAATATTTGAGCAGGTGTGCCGGACATATCCTGTGCAGTTCCCGCAGTAGTTGTGCCTCCGTCATTATCTATATGGAACCAATCACTACCTGTAGCCAAAATTACTTTTTCAGGTTCGCTAGGCAATCTATTAATAAGATTCTGAGTTCTATCAAGAAGTCTTGACCTAGCCTCTTCCATATCAAAATGCACACCTACTTCATCAACCCATCCACCTTTACCATAGTGTAAGTCGGTAGGAGATATAACTACAGCATAAGGATTACCTTTAGGCATTTTAATCTTTTTAGGATTCTTTGCTACTGTAATTTTATTGATATTATCAACAAACTCATCTAAAAGCGTAGCCCGTAGTTCTCTATACTTCATAGCATCTTTTTCTATGTTACTCCATTTTGCTTTATCTATATCTACCAATAGTTTCTGTTTTTCAGAAAATACCAATTCATTTAGTAAGTCTTTCCGGTCTTTTGTAACTACCTCTTCATCTGTAAACGGTATCATACTATGTTTCCATTTGTGAGCGCGAACATATTCACCTAACCATAATTCAGGCATATTAAACTCTCTTGACAAATCACTTACAGTATACCCGCCCGTCATGTCACTATAGGCTCTTTTCATCTCACGGTGAGAATTACCGCTTATACAAATCATATGAGCCATACTATCTAAATAAGTAAGGTAGACATCTTTGCTCGCATCATAATGAGTCTTGACTCTTTCTAATGGTGCTGATAGAGGATTACTATATTCCTCTGCATCGGGTTGAAAGTTTCCTCCCCAATCTCTAATGGCAAATCGCCATGCGTCAATGCTTCTTTTAGGCTCTATACTGTTTAGAAATCTTGCGAACTCCGACGCACTACTAAATCCCTCAGTTGCATATTTTTCTATTAGGTCTGTTCCACCGTGATACTTTCCCATATAAAGAGTAGGGTATGGATAGGTTCTTAAACCTTTTTTTTTCTGTAACATACAATTCTTTCAGAAAAAATTAATGGCTTGCAGTATAGCGTTTTTTTGAATTAATTTATTTGTTCAAAGGGAGGTAATGTATTTGTCGGCTTATTCTAATACATTAACTATTATAATTACGAAGTAATTCTTCTACACCTTTGAATAAAAAAAAGAATTAAGAAAATGGGTCGCAGTAATGCTTTTTATTTTTTCTACAAAAAAGGTAAAAAATAGAAAAAATTAATCCCAAACTTTATTATACAGTCGAAAAATGGTAAAAACATGGCCGAGCGCAGTTTTTGGAATCCTTTCGCAAGAAAAGATGTAACAGCGAGTGAAAAAACAATAAAGAGGGTAGGAAGCAATCAAAAGTTTTCTGCTGTAGCAGGTATTCCTGATATAGTTAGAGATACGGAAAGATTGAGACAAGACAGTAAGTTTGACAATGAGTTTGACCTTTACGACCACATGATAAAATTAGACCCTGAACTAAACGGTGCGGTTCGCGCAGTTTCTTTGACAGCAAACAATTATGAAATAAATTACGACAAAGGTAAGAATGCTACAATTAGAAACGCTATACAAGAACTAGTAGAAGAAACACTGGATTTTGACGATGTAATGATTAACACTATGAGAAATCTTATGGTTTACGGTAATGATATAAATAAATTAGTGGGTAAAGAAGGTATTGGTATTACCAATCTACAAAACCTACCAATTAAACAAATAACAATCGTTGATGAAAGAGGCGGCTTAGGTTCTTACTTTGTTGCTGATGAAGATAATCCTATTATTGATTCTGTTACATATATGGTTAGAGAAGGAACTATGTATGAAAGAGAGATACCTAACGCAGAAATACTACACGTTAGGGTAGATTATAGAAGTAATTGGTTTACCGACAACAAAGGTCGAAAGACCTATGGTGTATGGGGCGCTTCCCGATTTACGTCACTTAAGCAAGCAATACGAATGAAATACAACACAATGAACAACCGTATCTCATTGGAAGATGCTATGACAAAACAATACATTACTATTGACAAATCTGCAATCGAACATATACAAGACCCTGCTGAACAACAGGAAAGACTTCTTTACATTATGGATGAGGTAATAACTTTGTTTCAAGGATTAAGAGGCGACCAAATACCAGTTCTTCCTCATTACGTTGAATTACACCACGTTGATTTAGGTAACGCTTTGCCTAACTCAAGTGATTTCTTAGACAGTGTTAATGCTGATATTGCGGCTGTATTACAAGTGCCAAGAGTAGCAGCAGGTCAAGAAAAAGGTTCGACGTTTGCTGCAACATTCAACGCAAACCTGTGGGCTGTTCAAGCAATTAGCCGTATGCATAGAATCCTCCAAGATAGCACAATGAAGATTTTTTCTGAGCATTTGAATCTTATGGGTATAGAACATAAAATGAAAGATTTACCTACAATCACCTTTGACACTATGGATAGTGAAACACCGCTAAACGTAATGCAGAGAATGGTTATGGGTTACACAAATGGTATTCTAACACTAAACCAAGCACTAGAAGGTCTTAGTCTCCCGTCTGCTAAAGACGGGGATGAAAGAAAAGATGTTAAAAGTCCTGAAAGTGTAGGTGAATTACCTAGACAAAACTCCCAACCTTCTGCACCAACAGAAGATGGTGAAGAATTATGAAAGTATTAGTTGCCTGTGAGTTTTCGGGGAAAGTAAGAGATTCTTTTATAAAAAAAGGTCATGAAGCATTAAGTTGTGATTTGTTACCTAGTGAAAGTAATTTAGGTGAACACTATCAAGGAGATGTTAGAGACATATTAAACGATGGTTGGGATTTGATGATTGCACACCCTCCTTGCACTCATTTATCTGCATCGGGTGCAAGATGGTTTAGTGAAGGACTTAAATCAAGACAATTACAAATTGACGCTTTGGAGTTTGTGAAGGTCTTAATGGATGCGCCTATAGAAAGAATATGTATAGAGAATCCAGTATCAATAATTTCTACTCAAATAAAACAACCGGACCAAATAATTCACCCTTATATGTTTGGGCATGACGCAAGAAAAAGAACTTGTCTTTGGTTAAAAAACCTCCCTACATTAATACCTACAAAAGTAGTTGAACCTCTTTTAGTAACTTACAAAGGTAAAACATTTTCGCATGATTATGGAGGCGCTGATTTAAATTACGGTAAAAGAAGGTCCGTCACTTATGATGGTATTGCTAACGCTATGGCTGCACAATGGGGTTCCGTAAAAAATGGAGGGCTTAATTTTTGATACCTGAAATACAATTTTTTATTTATTCACTTCTTATGGCTGCATTAGGATGGGTTTTAGCGACAATATTTAAAAGACAGACTAAAGGAGGTAAGGTCATGGGGAAAGTTAAACTTACCAATCCAAATGAAACACTCATGCTAATTTTTGGTATGGGAGTAGTTATGGCGTGGGTTATAATAGCAACGGCAGCATCTTATTATAGCGTAGTCGAACAAAGAGATATATCAGATTCACAATTAACAGTTATTGGTCTATTAGGTGGTCCGGCACTTCTTATAATTACCAATGTATTAGATTTATTCAAAGGTAATGAAAGTGCCAAGATTGCAGTATTACCTGATAGACTTAATGCTGATGTAGCATCTACTGATGCAGCGAAAAACCACACTCGTAAATTAGAAGAGTTAAAACTACAACACGATTTAGATATGGAAGCCATGCAGCAAAAACATAGTTTAGACATGGAAGCATTTCAAATTACTAAGTCCAGTAAATCTAAATAATCATAAAACACTAGGATGACCTAGTGTTATGACACTTAACGAAGTTTGTTGCATCTTATTATTTATCGCTATTTCCTTTATGGCCCTTGATACGGAAAAGTGGGGTTAATGGATAAAGACGAAGTGATAGAAAAGGTTATTGCTATATGTATGATGAGTATTTTTCTTGTGCCTTTTACTGCACCGGCTTATGAAGGCAGCCCCTTTTATGACCCCAATTTAATTACTTGTAGCACTGTTACAGGTGAAATAATAGATATGCAACCTTTTTATATTATAGTAAGAGTTGAAGATAACTATACTAATATTAACGAAGATTTTAAAGTATATGTTAGTCCGGCAGCATATAACAACTATACTATAAGTGATACTCATATAGAACCTATATGCACTTTATCTGATTATTCCTTATATAAAGATTTAATAGAAAGTTTAAAGCAATCGGGTATTTTAGAATAGTTAATAAGACAACAGCAAAGTTCTCCGGTCATGTCGTGCGGTTGCGGTTGTAGTGGTGAAGTAGTAGCATACGAAGAATGGGAAGAAGAAGAAGATGTTACAGCAGCAGAATATCAAGGTCGCTCAGTAACACTCAATAAACCGTTTAGAACAAGTGGTGGACCTAAAAAGTTCGCAGTATATACTAAAAATGGTAGTGGCACTGTAGTTATAGTAAGATTTGGCGACCCTAATATGGAAATCAAAAGGGACGACCCTGCTAGAAGAAAAGCATTTCGTTCAAGACATAACTGTCAAACACCCGGACCAAAATGGAAGGCACGTTATTGGTCTTGCAGACAATGGCGTGGTGGTAAAAAGGTTGAAGCAGAAGATGGTAGTCCTTGTGGATGCGGTTGTAATGACGAAAATGCAGAAGCAAAAGATGCAGATGACCCTTGCACATCAGGTTACGAACAATACGGTATGAAAATGAAAAATGGAAGAAAGGTTCCTAATTGCATTCCTATTAAGAAAAGTGCTGACGAAGTAGAAGCAGCAGAACCTACACCCACAAGCACAGAATCACATGACGAATACATGACACGATGTCAAGAAGCAGGTTACTCTAAAGAACAATGTATGAAAGCACACGAAGGACATGATTTTGGCGAAGAAGCAAGTTATGACGACAAAAAGAAAAAGAAAGGTTATGCAGAAGAATGTGGTTATGGGGAAGAAATGATTGAGGGAGAATGCAGAAGAGTTGCAGTATCATTAGATTTACAAATAGAAGATATGACTATACAGGTGGAAGCATCTGCTAACGGTGATTCTAAAATTAGAATAGAGGGTATAGCATTTCATGAAGGCAAAAACAAAAACAATTGGTCCTTAACAAAAGAAGGGGCTATAGCAACTATAAAACAAATGATAGGTGCTGATGTAACTTTACTACATCCAAAACCTAACGAACACGGTGCGGGCTTTACTAGAAACATGAGTGGTGATGTAGAAGAAGCCACAGTTGGATATATTGAAAGCGCAGAATTAGTAGAGTTAGGCGAAGGTAAATGGAACGTAAGATATGTTGCGTATGTTGTTAGGGATGAATTATTCCCTAGTTTAGAAGCAGGTCTTTGGTCTAGGGAAGGTTACGGCGTTTCAATAGGAGGTAGCGGAGTCCCTATTTCGGCGGAAGAAAATAATATAGTTTTTGGTGAGGATTTCACTTTCGACCATCTAGCAATAGTGCATAAACCGGCTTACCAAAGGGCAAATATAGAAAAAGTGGAAAGAATAGAAGAAAAGGATGCTAAGGCAACCTTGATAAGTCATTCTTTATCTGCAACAGTCATAAAAGGAATGGAATACAGTATGTCCGAAGAAGTAGAAACTACAATTAATGACGAAATGGAAACTCTCAAAGCAGAACTTGTTTTGGCTAACGCTACAGTAGCGGAGTTCAAAGCAGAAAAAGTTGCTAGAGCAGAAGAAGAAAGAAGTGGATTTGTTGCACAAGCAACAGAACTAGGTATGTCGGGACACGAAGATTTGTCTACTGGCACTCTAAAATCACTTATAGCATCTTGGGAAGAGGCGCACCCTGCACCTACCCCAGTTGAGATGACACCTATTGCATCAGAAGTAAAACCTACTGAGACAATTGTGGAAAGTTCAACAGAATCTACAGCAGTAGTAGCAAACTACCTAAACGGTAAAATGATTTCTACTGACGAACAAATCTATGCAAGAGCATGGAACGCATGGGCTAGTGCTTGGAACAACACATTAGGCGTTGAAGAAAGAAAATCAATGGCAGCCCCTATCTATTCCCAATTAAAGGAGATGAGATAAAATGGTAGCATATTCAGGAAATGACCCGGTAAACGTAGTAGATATAGCAGAAACTTTCGCAAGCAAAGGACTTTTAGTTAAGTATGGCGCAGGTGGAATACTAATGACAGCAAGTGTAACTGATACACCAATCGCTTACACAATCGGAGAATCAAGCCGAGATGCAAACCAAGCATTAGAAGCAGCAGGAACAGGAACAGTATCAGTAGTTTCTCTTGACGGTATTTGCTATCTTAAAACAGGTGCAGCAAAAGCAGCACCTAAGTTTGGAATGTCCGTATATGTTTCACAGACTGCTGACGCTAACGGAACAGTCACAATAGATGACGCAACCAATTCAGCAGTATTCGTTGGATTCTACTTTGGTGGAGAAGGTGCAATAGCATCGGGAGATTACATTCCTGTATCTTGTTAGATATATGAATTAAATTATAGGAGTTGAAAAAATGGTAAACAATACATTAGAGCAAATATTAAACGTCGAAGCAGCAAAAGGTCCTTTCGGAGTAGAGGATTCAGTCTTAGAGCAAACTCTAAGAGATTTCATACAACTACAATCAAACACAATCGCTATCGCAACTGACTTAGTTGGTTCAAGAAGCGTTTCTTGGTTAGAGTTCAAGTGGTATACAGGAATAACTGGAACATTCAGTTACCCATTAGATGATGTAGCACTAACTGACCCAACAAACATCGGAACAGCAAACTACACAACCAAACTTGAAAAAGGACAGGGTAGAGTTACTTTCCTAGATGCAGTTCGCCTTCGTGGTGAAACATGGGAGAACATTGACCGCCAACAACTTGCTATCGTAAGAGCAAGGGCTGATTTAATTGACAACCACATTCTAGGTAAACTAGTAGGTGGCGCAGGTCAAACAGAAGCAGCAACAGCAGTATTCGGTTCGGCTAACGCAGATGAAGAATCAGACTTGTTAGATGCTATGGATAAAATCTTTGCTAACGCAAAGGTTACAGGTAACGAGCCAATGGCTCTTGTATTACCTGCTGATAAAAGGTCTGCACTTTTGAACACAACACTATACGGAAACGTAGTTGAGTCACTAGCAGACCATTTGGCTAGAATCGCAAGCCTAAGAATCTACTACACAAGAGATTACGGTGCAACTGGCGCAATCGGAAATGACGGATTACTATTAATTCCGGGCGCAGAAACAGCCGAGTTCTTTTCATACAACGGTGCAGGTTTCCAAGAGACAGAATTAACAAGATTGCCGGGTGTCGGTTTCGATTGGCTATTAACTTCCTACATGGGAAGCGTTATCCACGAACACCAAGACGGTGCAGCAGCAGGTAAGAACAACCGAATCTGTAAAATTACTGGCGTAAGGGCTTAAGGAGGCATAACATATGCCTCAAAACCGTAAATTACAAAACTTACTTTCGGGTAAGAATGCTAGCGTATCAGCAGATGCAACCGACGGGGCTTTACCTTTAATCTATGCAATAGAGATTGATGGTGGGGCAACTGAATCAGTTACACTTACTGTTAATAAAAAAATTAGAGTAGCAGATGTTTGGATTCAATTGAACTCAGACGGTGGTTTGGATGCAAATAACATCCAAATCTTTGATGCAACCGATACTTCACTTTGTGGCTCTATCATAACAGGAACATCAGCAGACACAGTAATTGTTAGAGCAGCAGCATTAGCAGATAACGTAGCAACTATTAGTGCTAACGGCACTTTAAAGTTTACATCTACATCATCTAACAACACAGCACCGGCAGTTACAGTATATGTTTTATGCTATCCAGTTGCTTAGAATAACTAAAGGGATTTAAAATGGAAAAACAAGAAGGGGCGAAGCCAAAGAAAGAAACTAAGGCTTCTCTAGTAAAGAAGTTAAACGCGGCTGACATACCTGTTCCTAAAGGGGCAAGTATTGAAGATATGAAACACCGTTTAAAATATTATAAAAGTGGTGTAGGTTACTTAGTTAGACCGCATAAGTTACAATCTAAAAAATATAAAAACCATCCTATGTCATTACTTACAGATAAAAGTGGTATCTATTGGCTACCTGCTAGTGAAATGGCGGAAAGGATAGTTAAGACTAAATTAATAGTAGTATTAATGAGAACTAACGAACCTTCAAATGACGCTACTATAATAGACATACCAACAGACTACGCGGAGAGGTTCGGATATGGCAGTAACGACAAGTCAAATTAGAGATTTACTTAACAGACCTAGAGGTCTTAACGAAGGAACTATTACTGAATATATCACTATTAGAACTGCCGAGGTAAACAAAAAGGCTCGTAGGGCCGAGTTTGTAGGAGTCACAGCAGAAAACGCACCAACAGATGTGTTAAAAGAATCAGCAGTAAAAATGTTGGTTTGTGCAGACTGTCTCAAAGTATTAATAGATACTATTCCCGCATTAGTGCCTGAAAAAGATAAAGGCACATCTGATATTAGATTCGCAGCACAGTTAAAGTCATTTGAAATGGCTGCTTCTAGTGCTTTGAAAAATATAGAAGAGAAAGGTGGAACTGCTTTTAAAGTAAAGACTACCTCTAGTAGAGTAGGTGGCACAGTCGGTAGTGCTTTGGCAGGTTCTCTCACACAAGATTGAGGGATAAGTCATGGCTGATTATTACTGGAAAGGCGGAACTGATACCGAATCACAAACCGCAGGTAACTGGGTTACAGCAAGTGGTGGCTCAACACTACATACTACTATACCCGATTCTGATGATATTTTATATTTTGATGTTACAGCAACTAAAGAATGTATATTTACTGGTGACAGTGTATCATATATATCTATTACTATAAAAAACACATTTACTCATGCAGTTCAAATTAATGGTAGTATAATTAGTCTAAACGGTCTTTGTGTAGAAAAATCAGGAATATTAAAATCTTCTACTGCTAGCATTATTAGATTTCACAGCACCCCTATTTATAGAACTTTAAGTAGTGGAACTAACGACAATTATATTAAAATCTTAAATACTGATAAAACTTTAGACTTTAAAACATTAGGTATGTTTAGTAATTCTACTAGTAGGGCTAATTTATCTTTTTACTTTGACCCGCCTAATGGTTCTACTTTTGTTTTACAAAATGGTGTATACCCTAATATACTTATAGAATGCCTTCTTAATAGTGTCGCTACTTTTAGTCCTCAATTTACTTATGACGTAGAAAACACTGTAGGGACAGCAGAAGATTATAATTATAATAATTTTCCTCACGTTGATATTCTTAATTTAGGTATAGATGATTCAATAACTGTTTCACCACGAACTAAAAATGTAACAGATACACAAAAAATATATAGAGTAAACGGTAGTTTAACACTTACTAATAACACATTTAAGTGGGGATATACTGAATTACAAATAACTCCGTTCTCATCGGGCAGTAAACTACCTGTAACCGGAGAAGTTACTTACGGTAACAATAATACATTTAACACTCAATATAAAAAATTAACTATTCTTCCTTCTTCTACGTCTAGTCATTATTTTTCTCTAGGTAATAATTTAATATTAGGTTGTGAAGAATTAGATATACAAGGTAACGCTAGATTATACGGTCCTGTATATGGCGACGGTAATTCTGCTGAAATACATATTACTAACAGACCTACTATAGACGGTGATTGGAACTTTACACAAGTAGCAGAAGGTATATACAGAAATAATGGAACAACTACACCTAGATATTCAGTTCCTCATGGTGGAACTGGTAAAAATACTATAACTTCTAAAGCATTATTATATGGTAACGGTCAAGGACCTTTAACCGAATTAACAATAGGTTCAGAAGGAACTGTTTTAACTGTAAATAGTGGAACACCTACATGGCAAGCATCAACAAGTGGAACAGGTAGTGGTGGCGGAACACTTGATATAGGAGATTTAGTCCTATCAGTAGATGGGGATTCGGGGCTTATAATCATGGGTTCATTGGTGGTTTAAGTGCAAGTATTATTAAACAAGTCTTATTCGATTATATTAGAAAGGAGTAGAAAGTAATGGCACTAACAAGCAACAAAAATCTTTTTACTGCGACTACTACTCAAAGAGCAGGTGTTACACCTACTAAAGAGCAAATATTTTTAGACACTAATACAGGCTCGGCTGCTAACGGTTTGTTTATCGGTGATGGTTCAGTAGCAGGTGGTAGAGCAGCAGATGTTAGACCGCTAGAAACAAAAAATGCTAATTATACATTTACTAGAGCAGACGAAGCACGAATGGTTATACATACTAATTCTTCTACATATACATACACAATACCTACTTATGCTTCCGTTCCTTTTCCAATAGGTTTAACTGAATTACAGGTTATGAATGAAGGTAGCGGTAATATTACTATTGCTACTGACGCGGGAACAGTTGTTAGTCTTGTAGGACAAGGAGTTAGTAATGCGGGAACAGGTGGAACCTTTACTCTAACACAGAATCAAAAAGTTTTCTTGAGACAAAGTGCAGTTCAAGATACTTGGATTGCATATCAAAATAATGCTACAGGGCCAACGGGACCACAAGGTGCGACAGGTGCAGCAGGTCCTCCCGGTCCAACCGGCGGTGCGGGTCCTCCCGGTCCAACAGGTTCAACCGGACCTACAGGTCCTACGGGGCCACAAGGTTCTCAAGGAATACAAGGGGTAACAGGTTCAGTAGGACCGACAGGTTCGGCAGCAGGTGTAGGAACACCAACTATTACAACGGGTACTTTAGGGGTAAATGTAAGTGGGCCGAACACGGCAAAAGTGTTTGAGTTTACGGTGCCTTTAGGTCCGGGCGGTCCTATAGGTCCGGCAGGTACTAGAGTAGGTTTAGTTTGGAAGTTTTCTACTACTGTAACAGAAGCCGACCCCGGTTCAGGGTTTATGAGATTTGACAATGCTACATTCGCTAACATTACTGAAATATTTATAGATGAAGAAGATGCA